AACCATGCGAACCCTCACAAATTTCAACATTGTTTACTATCACTCTTAATGACATTCTTTTTATTATATACCTCTTTCTTTCTTATAAAAAAGCATTTCAATTTTTTTATCAGAGAACCCATGGTTCTCCGAACCTCTCCTTCTTAAAAATGATACTTAAATATCAGAGAACCCATGGTTCCCCCCGCACACTCTCCTTCTTAAAAATGATACTTAAATATCAGAGAACACACGATTCCACTTACCTAGGCACAATCTTCCATAACCCGCCTCTTGCATTTCGATTAAAACGATTACTTCTGATAAATCGAATTTTGTTATTAATATTATTTACAACATTTACACGGTTTACTAATATATCTGTTTTCACTTCTTCATGAATAATACGCGCTATATTTGACGTATCACCTTCTAACAATTTTTTCGCCAGTTCAGATCGTTTTGTTTTACATCCAATACATAAACACCCTTCATCTAAGTAATGTTTCGATTGAATGACATCCAAATGATTATTTTCTTTTGAAATAGATTCATACACTTTATATTCTTCCGCTGTAAAAGGACTACATTTTTCTTTACTTTTTTTTCTCCAACCATCTAAATATTCATTTAATTCATTTTCAGAATAATAATAATTCAAATAATAACAATTATTCAAATCTTTTACAAAATTAATGGGAATTCGATAATTCTGTTTAAAATTCAAATAAGCATCTTTAATCGTTTTATTTTCGGTTTCATAATCCTTTATCACGCGTATAGGTTGTTTAAAAATTTTTGTTAGAATTTCTCCCCAACAATCGGAATCTTTTAATCGTAATTTTATATATTTTATCCCATTTTCATCAATACATAAATACTTATTTTGATAGTCAAATTCATGTGGAATTTCTATGTTATAACTATCTATAAAATGATCACCATTTCCTAGATGAGGAAAGAGTTTATCAAATCGATTAAATAACTTGTTAATATCGTATTTATTTATTTCAGAACAATGGTTATTAAAATGTAAACAATCGATTTTTTCAAAAAAAGCGGATATTTTTCTTTCAACAGGACTGCGAAATACATCAATTACGTAAACTTCTTTACCAATAAAATGATTGTATAAAATAAGTTCATTTACAGTTATCCCATTAATATTACTTAATACTCTTAACATATCTTCGTCATGAATGTGAAGGATAATATATAAATGAGAAACAAATACTCTCAAAGATGTCACTAATGAAGTAGATCCTACTTTGGGTTTGGAATAAATAAAAATAATTTTATTTAAATCACTTTGAGATATATTTAATTTATCATTTGCTTGTTTCAATAAATCAAGCTTTTCAGGAATACTCAAAAAATTTAATTTGTTATTCATATATAAGATATAATAACATTAAAATTATTTGTATAAGTATTTTAAAAATAACAGATAAAATTGATTTATATTTAAAAATATTTGTAAATATAAATATAAACCGAATGACAAAACAAAATAAAAAATTAAGGTTTGATATTTTTTCAGATGTTTTTATTATAGACACTTTTATTGACACAACGAATTCTTTATGGTGGTCTCAAACCGATCTTTATAATTTTAAAATATCATGCATTAACGAAATTCATACATTAATGAGAAGACATTGGCAAATGAATTTTAAAGAAGCTAAAAAATTATTATATCAACCTGGTAATATGACGATTATTTATGATGAACACAATTTTTCTAGTTTTTAGCAGATAACTCGTCGGTTTTGGCCTTTCTAGGTCTACTAGTATTTTTATTAGCATTAGAGTTACTCTTTTTTTCACTTGTAACATATGACCAATCGGATTCATCACGAGGACCAGATCCTCTCAATTTAACTGGCTTTACCTGACGTTCTTTTATATCAGCTTCTCCTTCAACATTCGTTGTCTGATATGAATTTCTAGCAGTTCTAAATTCACTTCTTGTTTCACACATTAACTTTCCACCTTTGATTCCAGAAACATTGGTAGCTTGACAAGTATGCTTATTATCTTGTAATTCAATCAATTTAAATTCAACATATTCACCTTGAACTAAATATTTATATTGTTCAGAAACAACATTGATTGCACTATGATGGACAAAAATATCGCTACCTGAATTTTGACCATCGGTGACAGTAATAAAACCAAAACCAGACTTATTATTAAACCATTTTACTCTACCGATTAATACTTCTTCGGAGTTTGTTACAGCAACGTTTGTATTCATTGTGTTATAATAACTATTACTAATATACCTTTAAATTGTTTCGTGAAAAAATAATAAATCTATTGTCTTTACCAACATGTTAAACATCTATTTAAAAAAAGATAATCTATATCTTGATCAAAGTTCAAAGATCGAACATATTCTAACATATTTTTCAAAAATTTAGGAATAACATTTCCTATATTTTGTTTACATTCAATTATTTTTAAAATATCAGTGGACTCCCAATCCATTTCATCTAACAAATAAATAAGAATGTAAATAATCGATTCAATGTCATCCCGCCTTGACGGTTCAATACGTTGATGAACATTTAAACTAATAAAATTGACCGTTCCTATAATATCCGATGTTCTTTTAAAAGGAATATGTTGTCCATTTGTTAGTTTATATCTTTTACTAAATCCAAAATCAATTAAATGTAAATGATCGCTGCTATTATTTAGATCTAACAAAAAATTACTTGGTTTAATATCACGATGAATAAGGCCTTTTGAATGTAATGTTTCTATACGATGAATCATTTGAACGCCAATTTTATTCACGATAGCCGAACAATTCCCATATTTTGTTTTCAAGGTCGTCAACGAATCGCCTAATAGTCCCATGATTAAGTAAGTATTATCTGCATCTGAACCAAACCATTTTACCTCCGTAAAACCTTTCAAATTACCCAAGCATAAATATATTTGCATCTCACGCTTTAACAATGGCGTTTTTTGGTTGATTTTTTTTTCAACTTTCACGGCAATCTTTTCTTTTGTTCGTATGTTTTCACCTTTGTAAACCGAACCATAATTTCCAGTTGTTAGATGTTCCGTTATTTTATATTTATTAAATAGGATCATCATATTATTACTACTATAATATAATAATATTTGTTTTGCATTTATATTATTATAGAAACAATATAAATATATTATAACTAGATAATATAACCATGGTTAAAATTTGTTCACATCATTATCCGTCAGCCAGTGAAGAAACATATAAACAATATTTTGAAAAATACCCTTATTCTTTGAGTAGTTTTCAAAAATATTCGATTGAAGCAACGGTTGAAGGACACCATTCTTTAGTGTGCGTGCCAACTGGATCTGGAAAAACACTCGCAGGAGAGTTCGCAATTGAGCATTTTGTTGGCCAAGGTAAAAAGGTCATTTATACGAGCCCAATCAAAGCATTAAGTAATCAAAAATTCTACGATTTTCAGCAAAAGTTTCCGCATATATCATTTGGGATTTTAACGGGGGATATTAAATTTAACCCAGAAGCGGATGTTCTTATTATGACCGCCGAAATTCTATTAAATACGCTTTACAAAAAACGTTCTGAAAGTAAATCAATTGACCTAACTTCTTTTGACATGGATTTCGATTCCGAGTTAGCATGCGTAGTCATGGATGAAGTGCATTATATTAATGATATGGATCGAGGTAATGTTTGGGAAGAAACGATACTTTTATTACCACCTCATATTCAAATGGTGATGTTATCTGCAACCCTCGATTCTCCAGAAAAGTTTGCATTATGGTGTGAAAACAGAGGGACCAAAATAAATGATAAAACAGAGATTTTAAAACAAGTCTATTTAACACCTCCGCATGAGAGAATTGTTCCCTTAACCCATTATTCGTTTATTACATGTAATAGTGGATTATTCAAAGTCGTCAAAGATAAAGCATTACAACAAGAAATCATGAAAACTACAAATACATTACATGTATTACAGACTGCAAAAGGACAATTCCAAGAAGAAAATTTTCAAAAAATAAAAAAAACTTTACATCTCTTTGAAAAAAAGGAGCAATATATTAAACGAGCTAATGTATTAAATCAAGTCTCCAAATACATGGTCGAAAAAGAAATGTTACCAGCGATTTGTTTTGTTTTTTCAAGAAAGGCACTCGAAGTATGTGCCAAAGAAATTACAACCAATCTTTTAGAGTTTGACTCTAAGGTCCCGTATACCGTTCAAAGAGAATGTGAACAAATCATAAGAAAATTACCGAATTATCAAGAATATTTACAGTTACCTGAATATGTCCACATGGTTTCACTTTTAGAAAAAGGTATTGCAATTCATCACGCAGGAATTATGCCAGTGTTAAGAGAAATGGTTGAATTATTATTTGCGAAAGGATATATTAAATTATTATTTGCAACCGAAACATTTGCGGTAGGTATTAATATGCCTACTAAAACCGTTGTATTTACAGATGTTAAAAAATTTGATGGAACTCAAATGCGATTACTGCATTCGCACGAATATACACAAATGGCTGGACGTGCTGGACGTCGTGGAATTGACAGTGTAGGTCATGTCATTCATTTGAGCAATCTATTTAAAAACATTGATTCAATCGATTATCGAAATATGATGAAAGGTGATCCGCAAAAGTTAACTAGTAAATTCAAAATTTCGTATAATTTACTTTTAAATTTAATTGATATTGGAGATCAAAATTTCATTGAATTTGCAAAAAAGAGTATGATCCAAGAAAATAATGACCAAATTTTAAAAACACTTTATTATCAAAAAACGAATTTAGAAAAAGAATTAGAAACCATTGAAAATACATTTCAATATTTAAAAACACCAGTTGAAAAAATAGAAAAATACATTGATTTATTGGAAGAGAGAAAAAATAACATCAATAGTAAAAGAAAAGTAATTGACCAAAAGCTCTTTTGGTTAAAAGACGAACATATCTTTGTTCAAAATGAAAAACCAATCATTGATAATTATCGTGAAAAAAAAGCATTGATCGAAAATATTCAAAAAGAAATTATTTTATATCAAGAATCGACTCAACAAAATGTTGTCAATGTTTTACAACTATTAGAATCCATGGAATTTATTAAAAAGAAGGAAGAAAATGATGTCTATGAATTAGAAACCAAAGGAATTATTGCGTCGCGTATAAGAGAAGTGCATTGTATATTATTTGCGAAACTACTGATCGAAAATAAATTCGACGAATTAACCTTGGAAGAGTTGGTTGCTTTTTTCGCGTGTTTTACAAATATTACTGTTCCAGAGAATATTCGAGAAGTTTTGCCAAGATCTACTTACCCCAAAGTGCAATCTTTGCTTTTTGAAAGTATCTCATTCAAAAGAGAAATAGAAAACAAAGAAAATGAACATAATATAAATACAGGATCTAACTGTGAAATGCAATTTGATATTATGCAATATGCGTATGAATGGTGCGCAGTAAGTGATATTGTAGAAGGTAAATTACTCATTCAAAAAATGGAACACGAAAAAGAAATCTTTTTAGGTGAATTTGTAAAAGCGATGTTGAAGATCAATAATATTTCTTCGGAATTGGAAAAAATCGCGGAATATACAGGAAACATGGATCTTCTTCAGAAACTAAAAGAAATACCTGATAAAACGCTCAAATATGTGGCAACCAATCAGTCGCTTTATATTTGAAAGAAATATAATGAATAACAATAACAACCTGGTAAAATAATAAATATATTAACATTACGAAAAACAATGTTAATATAAAAATTTTTATTTTTCAAAGTAAACTAGAATTTGTCTTCCTCCAGTTGGATCCGTTATTTGAACAATAATTCCACGTGAATTTAGAAAATCCCTACTACCACTTAGAATCTGATAAACATAGGGTTCATCGATGAAAGGCACAACAAAATCCCCGTCACTATTTTTAGTAAATTCTCTGTCAATGCTATTGGATAATGTTCCTTGAGGTAAAAAATAAACATTTGTTCCTGTTCCGTCGTATAAATTAAACGGATTTGGTTTTTTATCAATATTAAAAATGGTAATGTCAAATGCAAAGGTTCCAATCGGGATTTTCAAGTCTTCATCCGCAAAAATAAGACCTGTCGCGGTTTGAAATACATCAGTTCCGTTAACAGATTGACTAATCACAGTTGAATCTAGTAAAAGAGAATAAAAAAAAACCAACTCAGGTAAAACTCCGTTAACAATGGGGCTCATTATACAATAGAATACTAGAAAAAATAAAAAAAAAGAATTGCTTAATAATATATATTATTGAAATTCCTACTTAAAGGAAAGGTTCGGAAAACCTTGGTTTTCTGATATATATATTATTGAAATTCCTACTTAAAGGAAAGGTTCGGAAAACCTTGGTTTTCTGATATATATATTATTGAAATTCCTACTTAAAGAAAAAAGTGAATAAAATTTCCAAAAGTTTTTTCAGAAAGTTGAAAATGGACATTTATAAATGTCCAAAAATGAATTCCTGAAAAAAGTCTTGGAAAAAAAAAGTGGTTTTTTGACTTCACAACATAATGGTCTAAAAAACGAAAAAATAATTTTAATGTTGTTACTGAAAAAAAATATTCTTATTTCGGAAAACAATTTAGGAAACTTTCTTGTAAGTCTATAAAGGCTGACAAATGCTGACAAAAAAGTTGCTAAAAGTTGCTCAAAAATTTTACTGTGAAAAGTGTGACTATGAATGTAGCAAACAAAGTTCATGGGACAAACATTTATTGACACTGAAACATACGATGGCTGACAAATGCTTACAAAAAGTTGCCAAAAGTTGCCATATTTGTGAATGTGGAAAGGAATACAAACATCGTCAGAGTTTATCAAAACATAAGAAAATTTGCACCGAGTCAAAAAAAGAGGAAGATATAACAAATAAAGAGATGATTATGCTATTGGTAAAAGAAAATAAAGAAATGAAAGATGCATTAATTGAACTTTCCAAAAATAGTCATTGCACAAATAATATAACAATGACGAATTCGAATAATAATACCATTAATAAAACGTTTAATTTGAATTTTTTCTTGAATGAAGAATGTAAAAATGCAATTAATATTAGTGATTTTGTGAATTCAATTCAAATACAATTATCGGATCTAGAAAAGATGGGGCAAATCGGATATGTAGAAGGAATTTCGAATATTATTGTAAATAATTTGAAAGAATTAGACGTGAATCAAAGACCGATTCATTGCACAGATGTCAAGCGAGAGGTATTATATATCAAAGACGAAGATAAATGGGAAAAAGAAAAAGATGATAAAGATAAAATCCGAAAAGTCATTAAAACTGTTGCTTCAAAAAATCAAAAGCTGATTCCACAATTTCGCGCAAAGCATCCAGACTGTAATCAAAGTGATTCCAAATTTTCAGATCAATATAACATGATACTAATGGAATCCATGAGCAATGACGCTCACAACGAAGATAAAATAATCAAAAATATATCAAACATTACAATGATTGAAAAATAATTATTTTCGAAAAAAATTTATTAAAAATAAATAGTATAAGAATGTTATACTATTTAATATTTTTGCTTAGTGCGTTTTTATTTTTTTTAAAATATATTTTACAAATGAATAAAAATGGAACAAAAATCTATTTCAATAGTAACTATTATTACAGGAGATATACAGCAGAAAATATAAATAATGGAAACCTACAAAACATTATCAATGATATTAAAATAATTTCCATCGCATGTTTAGACGAAATTGTTAATTATAAATTTATAAAAGGTGAATTGAATAATCATAATATCATGATTATTTATGACAAAAATGATGTGCCAGTTGCATGTAATGTAGCTTTTACATGGAAATATTTAGAACACAAAGTGATGCATTTAGGTTTATATTTAGTTTCAAAAACTCATCAAAGATTGGGTTTTCAACAAAAGCTAGGACTTATTCAAATACTTTTGGCTATGGTAGAAAATAATTTTAATATCTATTTTACCGATATAGGAAGATCTGCGACAGGATTTAAAGCGATTGATTATTCAAGTTTCTTATATAATTATCCTTCCATAAAAAATGAGGTATATGATAAAAAATTTATCCATTTGTCAAAAAAGATAGCAGAATCATTGTATTTAAACCATTCAGTTGATTGGTGTTGTGTATCTAGTAATTCAACTTATGATAAAGAGTTGATGGTGATTAAAAATTCAAATGAGAAAGAAGGAGGAGGGTTTTATGCATTAACGAATCATCTTGAAACTAGAAATAGTAAAAATCAATTATATAATGAATTTGTTGAAAAATTGTGTCCAAGTGTATTAGATGATTTTATCATAATAATAAAGCCTTCGTTTAAAAATGATTTATTTTACAATGTGTATTTAACAATTAAATTAGGTTTTATTATGTTATTTGTTGTCATAAATATGTTACAATACTCTATTGTCCCCAGTGATTATTTAAGCAAATTTATTTATAATAAATTTTTATTTAAAATTGTTACTTATTTATTAAATTTAAAAATAAAAATACATGGCGACAAATCAAAATTAAAGGAAGAACAATTACTTGTATTATGTAATCATTATCAAGGATTAGATTTTTTTGTTATTTATAACTTATTTAATAATTGTAACAGGCCTTTATATACAGTTGCAAAAAATGATATTGTTGGTAGTTCGGACGATCAAAATATAATCTCTTCTTTTCTGTTTTATATTAAAAATACATTTATAAGATCGAATAGTTTTATTCCCTATAAAAGAGGAGATAAAGAAGATGGTAAAGTTGTAAAAAATATAATTATTGATAAATTAAACAGCAAAAATAATATTTTACTTTTTCCAGAGGGAACTACAAGAAGAGATGGAATACCTAAGGATTTTAAACATGGAATTTTTAAATTATCGATTGAAAACAAATTAAAAATTTTACCAATTTCTATAAAATATAGTGAAGATATTGGCATTCAAAAAGGTGATCCATTGGTTTTATTTGATTGGATTGATAATAAGGTAGATGTTTATATACATGATATAATAGATTGTGAAAAAGAATATAATGAATCTAAGGAAAATGATTATTTAGAATTAAAAGATAAAGTATTACATACAATATGTAGTGTTTTTAATAAGTAATTTTATTTAACACGTATCTATAAAATGCATTTTCAAATCTAAGTTCTGTATCATTTTTTCTTAAAAGAGTTATCAATGAATACATGCAAGATATTGAAATTAATATTTTCGAAAACTGTAATGACATCGTTAATTTATATTGTGATAATGTTTGGTTAATGTAATATATATCACTAGATTGTAATGTTCCATAGCTATTAAGAATATTATATTTTTCTTTACATAATAATAAACTATTCAAAACATCTTGTTTATCGTATACCATTGTCTTTGATTTATCGATTTCTTCCGTCAAATTATTTATTATAAAATTAAATAGGTTTTTATTATCTCCTCTCTCGAATAGATTTAAAAAAAAATTAAAAAGCAATTCTTTTATATTATTATCGAAATAATTGACAATTCCATAATCAATAACGCCTATTTTATATAGTGTTTCGTTATCTATATGCTCTTTGACAAATAAAATATTTCCAATGTGCAAATCTCCATGGAAAATATTTTGTTCAAATAAACATTCAATAATAAAGTCATACAATAGATCTGAAAATATACACTTTTCATCATCTGATAAACTATATACATTTTCTCCTGAAATATAATCCATAATGATTATGTTGTTATTACTGATTGTAAATTCTTTATAAGTAGTTGGAATAATTATGTTAGAATTATCTAGAAATTTATCTTTAAAGTTTTCATTGTTTTTTACTTCTTGTAAAAAATCATTTTGTTCTAACAAACTTTGTGAATTTTCATTAACAATTTTTTCTAAATTGAAATGACATATCGAGGGAATATAACTTGAAATTTTGGTCAATAATTTAAAAAAACTTATAGAATCTACCAATCTTTGATGAATATTTTTTTTTAATAGTTTGATTATTACAGGTTGATCATTAAATATTGCTTTATACACAAGCGAAATTGTTCCTGAATTTATAGGGGTTATGGATTCAAGAGAAATTTGTTTATTATTTACCAAAGTTAGCAAGGACAAATAATCAATATCATCTTCGCAATATTCTACATTTTTTGAAAAATTAATGAATACATTTTGTAAAGTTTCATTTTTATAAATTGTATCGGTTGTTACCCATTGAAAAAATTTAACGTATAAGATATTTATTTTACTTAGTTTTAAAACAACATTTTTTATGAAATCTATATGAGTTGTATAGTTAAAATAAAACCATAAATACTCATACAAAAAAACAGTTAATGACTTGTATATTTGGAAAATATTTTTCAACATGAATATTATACATTTATCGTTTATTATTATTTTTACTAAATAAATAGAATTATTATATAATATATAATATATAATAATTATATATTACATGATTCCGTGGACGAAGTATCCAATAACAAAAATGAAAATAAATAAGAAACGCGAAGTTTTTTATTATGAACAAAAACCAACCGATTTGCAAAAAGGTATTTTAGTAATTTTACCTGGCTGGTCATATATTGTAGATACTTGGTCTCCAATACTTTTAACAAATGATTTTTTAAAAAAACATTATCTTGTTTACGTTGTATTAAACGAAGGATATCAAGGTGAAAATAAAAATATTAATTTTCAAGAAAACAATACTTTGGACCAGTTTACAAAAGATATTTATGACTTCATTAAAATGAAAGATTTGCAAAATATTACACTATTAGGTCATTCCATTGGTTGTGTATATATATGGAATATGATTGCATTGTATGGTGAAGAACGATTCAAAAATTATATTATTGTTGATGAACCACCGTTATTGTTGAAAAATTCAGATAAAAACGAAAATGAAAATGAAACACTAGGTGCAGTATACACAAAAAAATCATTAAACCAAGCAGTTCAATTACTGAAAGGACCTCAAAAAAATGCGGATGAATATAAAACCAGTTTTATAAAAAACTTATTTACGTCATCCTTTTATAAAAATCAACCAGAAATAATAGAAAAAGTAAAAAAAGGAACGTTGGAATTCAATAATCATGTCTTGGCAGATATTCTTAATAATACCGTAAGTATTCATAATATGACAAAACTATTTTCAGAAAAAAAGATTATGAAACCCGCATTGTTAATTGGTGGCGAAGAAAGTGTGATTCCCGCCAAAAGTATTCGTTTTCAAAAACGTTTTTATAAACACCCAACCCTATTTATTTTTAAAAAGGGGTCTTCACATTCTATGTTTATTGAAAATTATAAAACATTCAATAAAGTAATGGATCAATTTTTGAAAAAAACAACAACAACAAAAAAAAGAACACAAAAGAAAAGAAAATATGCGAAAAAGGGCACACGACGTCTTTAACAAAATAATCCATTTTGATACGTCTTTAAGTTGTTTTAATAATTTATGTAGTGCGATTACGTAATTTATAAGAACGTTTCATTACAGACCGCTTCTTAGTGCGATGACATTTACGATCGGCGCATTTTCTCATACCTTTTTTGCATCGTTTGGTATTCATGGATTTTGGTTGTGCTTTTACGCATCTACCTTTCAAGCATTTGCGAGAACCTTTACGACATCTTTTCATGGTTGGCATTATATATTATTCAGATAAAATAATATATAAATAGATAAAAAATATTTTTTGCTAAAAAGCAACAATCTATTATTTGGGAGGGATCCATTGCAAACGAATCTTTTTCTTAAATTTTTCTTCATGGTTGAAATAATAGAGTTGAAACATTTGTTTTTCATAATCATCCCAATTTTCGCAGCTAATAATAGTAGTTATTAATTTGAGTTCGGTTAAATAAACGCTATATTGGTTTAACCCATTTTCTCTTTCCATCTTTTCAAAACAAACGCCTTCAAAGGATTTTGCTAAAAGTTGCGGATTTGTAGAACAAAGGTGTAAAAGTTCGCATTCGTTTTGCACTTTTCGTAAAGATTTTGTGAAACAATTTATTTTATCGACATGACCCTTCTGGGTCCAGCTATCATAAAAAGAAAGGGCTTCTTTGCGAAAATGAATGATGTTAATATTTTTCTGCATTTGAATCATATTTAGTAAATCTACCAAACGACGAATTGGACTCGTAATGTGAACGTAGACGTGAAGATTTAATGATTCATGCTTTAATGATTCATGCTTTAACGATTCTAAATCATCTTTAATCTCTTCTATATTTACATATTTTCCTGACATATGATTTAATATAGGAATGAAAGAAGATACTTCTTTTTCATTTTGTCTATTACTATTAGTCTTACTAGTGCATCGAAAAATACCATTTTTAAAGGTGTATAGATTTTTGGCGCAAAAATGGTTCATTAAAATCATAAAATAGCTGACAAGTTCATGACTGTCATTAATAAATGGTAAATATCCCGTGTAAGAATTATTATTCAACTGTTGACCAACTTTCAATAGCAATTGATAGGGTTCCGATTTAAGTAACAGTGGATCTTCATAAACATGATTTTTGGTAACTTTTAAAACTGTATTCGAAAATTCAATAGAAAGTATAACACCATTTCGAATGGTTAAATCCAATGTAAAGGCAATTCTTTTTTTATTTTCTTGTAAACTGCATAAACAATCAGACAAGATGGTGGGTAACATGGAACGTTTTTTATCGGGTAAGTAAATCGTCGATATTCGATCTGAAAAGAATTCCCAGCACTCCAAATAATCGATCCATAGAGGAACATTAGCAATGTAAATACTTAGTAACACTGTTTCTTTATCGTCTAAACTTTTTATGGAAAAGGCATCATCAAAATCAACACTTTTTTCAGGATCAATCGAAAAAATTTGCCATTCTTTCTCATTAGTTCGATCATTTGATAAGATATATTTCTCAATTAAACGATCCACAATATGTTCCTTATCACTATGTTTTTGATCTGATTGTATTTTTTTCATGACTTGCTTATTGAATTTTTGAATAGAATCATTTAATTGTTTACAACATAATTGATATTCGTAGAAATTTTCCAATACATCGATAGGTCCAATCACTTGATCTAGTATTCCTTGTGGATGTTTCGAACTCCATTCTTTTACATGAAAGGTGACGTATAAATTACTGAAAGATTTTGAAAATCCAACTTTTTTCATTTCATAGGGTATTAAAAAAGATGGAATACGAATATCATCAGGAATACACTTGTATAATAATTTATTTTTATCTTTTCCATAGGTTTTGTTATTTTGTAAAATAAGAACACCTGGAATACAGTCGCGTTTTCGAATTGGAGAATCTAATATTGTGCAAATTGCATTAGTATCATGATAATTAAAAATATCTTTATCAAAGAGGTGATGTTGGATAGGTTGAAAATCATTTATGAATACTTCTTTATTTTCTAATGTATTTATTAAGGACCATTGTGAATAGTTTCGATGGTTAATAATAATTTTATACATGTTCATGTATATAATTATTTAATCTTTATATCATTTCCACTTCATTGTTTTCCTTGGATTCTTCTTCTTTGACATGATCATCTTTAATAACATATTCTTTTTCTTGATTAACTTCTTCATTTGACAATGTACTAACATGTTTTGTATTTGTAATATTCATTTTTTTGACAACTTGATGTTGAATATTTTGATTTTGAAGATAATACATGGCAATTTGAGGTAAAATCGCAATTGTATTCATATAAGTTCGATAACATAAACTAGTAACACTGGTATTTGATGAAAATTTGAATGAATACCACCAATAGGCAGGTATACAAAAACATTTTCCAGGAACCAAAGTAACATCTAGACATTTGATTTTATCGAAATCATCTTGGAATCTTTTTTGAGGTTTCCAAGGATTAACAGGGGATTTAAATTCAAAATTTTCATAATCATTTTCACAATATAAATATTTATCGCTTTTTGGAGGACTTAATTTAATTTGCATGCTTCCTTGAGTAACCATGTAGTAATTTCGATAGTTAACGTGGTATCGAAAAGGCGTTGTTGTATTTTCAGATGCAATTAAAATATCATATAAACATTGTGAAACAAAGACAGGTCGTAAAAATTCATCAAATTGTTCAATCATTTTTACAATTCCAGTTTCTAGTAAAAAGTCGGAATTATTTTCCGAAAAGTAATTGGCTGTTTTATCATCCTTAAATAATTTTACAGCTTTACTGAGTTGTAATGGAACATATAAATTATCGCTGTTATTTTCTCGAATTTTAATTTCAAAAACGGGATATTTTTCTAACAATACATCTTTTCTCGTATTTTTGGAAATTGTGTATTGATCTTCTTCTAAATCAAATAAAACGGGTTGTCTAAAATCACAAATTTCCTCCATACGATCTTTTGAAACTTGATCAACTTCAAATATTTCTAAATCATTTCCTTTTTTCAAATGAAATTGAATATGTAAATAAAAAAATAACACAATACAAAAAATAAACATACTAATAAGCATTTGATTCATATTATTTATAAAAAAGAATACTAATTTTTATATGGAAAAACGCAATTACATTTTAGGCGCTACATAAAAAACCACACTACTATTTTCTCCCAAATCATAATCAATGCAAATTGGAAAGTTTGCACTTATTGAAAATTGCACTTCTTTTCCCAACTTGGTGGTTAAACACATTTTATGAATATAATGTAAACTAAATCCAATATCTAAGCTTTCTCCTTCAGAAATACTAAATTCAGATAATTCATCGATGGGTAAATTTACTTTCATGGTCCCGCTGTCTCCCGTTGTTTTTAAATCGATTCCTTCTTCGCTGCAAATAATATTCAAGGTGTTACCAAATAAAATCATTTGACTAGTTAAGTCATGTATTTTTTTACATTCCAATTTGAATTCAGCATCATATTCCATTTCAGGAATATTGATGCTTTCAAAATCAGCATCGATTAAAGGAATACTAAAATAACGATCAAATGTTTTTTTTGATTTGTCTTTATCCTTTTCTTTCTCTTTCTTATTAGTATCCTCATTTGAATCTTGGGTTAATAATTCAATGTTTAGAATATCGTTGTTTTCTTCGTCATATTTTAATACGAGAATATCTGAATTTACATGAGATAAAATAGTATGAAAAATAGATGTATCTACATTAATGGTTTGTGCGGTTTCAAAGTTATATTCAGAAAACCACTCGGCACCCATTTTAATTTTAAATAAACATACATGAGACTTATCCATTCCTTCAATTTTCAAGCCATCTTCTAAAAATACAAACTGAACGCAACTAGACGCTGTTTTTAATAGTTGAAAAATAGCTTCAAATATCGAAATTTTATTTTTATCTTGAATTTTTAGTTTCATTACAATAGATGTTATATAATGTAATGATCGTTTTAATATGGTATTGTAAATAATAGTTTTTTACTAATTTCACTTTTTTTATATTTTATTATAAAAAACTATCTGTTATTATAATAAGAGATTATTATGGTTAAAGTAAAAACAAACTATTATCAATGGTTCATCCTTATGAGTGTATTATTATTGATGCTATTTATTCTTCATTTTTTCTTATACGATGATATTTTAGATAAATGGATGACTCGAAATAATTTACAGAAAGATGGTTTTTGTATTTTAAAAAATGTTTTATCTAACAAAGAAATTTCATTTTTGAAAGAAACGTGCCAAAAAGAACAGCATAAAGAAGTAAAAGAAATGTTAATTAACCATGAAAAATTAAATAAACAAATCAAACAAAAAACGGGTCCAAAATATCAATTTCAAGATTATATTTTCATCATTAAAAAATCAGCGATTCATACATGTCATCGAGATAGTAACGGTGATTTCTTCAACGAAGGTCAAAAATATCCATCTTATACGATGCTTATTTTTTTAGAAAAAATGGACAAATGTTTAGGAGTGATTCCTGAAAGTCATAAAGATGTAAATTCTTTTAATATAAATGTTACCGATAAAGTAGTAAATTTGCTTTGTAATCCAGGTGACGCGATATTATTTAATGCGAATTTAATTCATGTGGGTGCATTGAACGACAAAGATGATCATTTACGTATTCAAATGAAAGTAACCCATCAAGAAGATATTGATAAGATTCCTTATTACAATGACTACAACAAAATTTTAAATGAAGATAACCATTTACCTTTTTATCTAAAAAAAGCGCAAAGAAAACTGTCCTGTTTATTTCCTATTTTTTCAAATTGGACGCAAACTGAAATACAAGAAAATTCAGCGGGCAGCGCGATTGGTCCTTTTCAACAAATGTTTTCTTATTTGTTTTATGGAAATAGCAAATTTTATGATTTACCGAATGCGTTTTAACAATCGATTGAAGCATTAAATTCTTCTTCGATCATTGTTTTTAGATCGAGTGTTTCTGGTTCCGCTTGTGCTTCTCCTTCTACAAGTTGTTCTTGAATTTCTTGTGCTACTACTTCTTCTACTTGGAGTTCTTCTACGTTTTGATATTCTTCTAGATAGCCTTGATCTTCTTCTAAATCAACTTGACTAATCAATTCTAGTTGTTGTTTTAATCCATTGATTTCGAATTGTAATTCTTCTAATAAAGGTTTCAAGTCTTTGATCTCCTTGGAATTTATTGTCGATGTATTTTTAGCAGCAATGACCGCAGTTTTTAAAAGATCAACTTGTTGTTTTAAAGAAGCATTTTCATTTGATTTTTGCTCTAATGCATTTATTCGATCTAATATATTATTCATAATGGTATCATCTTGAGTGGGTGTTGTTCCTAAAACACTTGGATCCATATTCAATGTTAAACCTTCTAAATTTTGCATCTGGTTTTCTAGTCTACCTAATCTTAATGTAATAAGTGTAATTGCTTGCGGAATCGACATTTTAGAAGTTGCAACTGGGTTCTGTTGTTGTTGCTTTTGTTGTTGTTGCATTTGTTGCTGTTGTGACAAAGCTGCGTGTTGTCCTGCTAAACGTCCAGTAGTTCCTGGACGCATAGGTTGACCTTGTTGGGAAAAAGCTTGACTTGATTGGATGGATGTATTCGGACCTCGTGGTGCTTGTGTTTCAGAAGGCCCTGCTCTTCGTCTTTGTGCTGCTGCTACAGATCGTGAACTACTCATCAATATATAATTCTATTACATTGTTTTACAAATAATCTTACGCATTTTCACTAAATAAAAAGATGAAAGAAAAAAGATAAAAAGAGAGAGACAAGAATCAAAGATAAAAATAAAATAAAATAAAATAATTTATTTTATTTTTTATTAATTTCTCGATATAACTCATATGGAAAGTTTGGATGAATTATCAAAAAATAACTCTTCGAAAAAAGGATTTTTTAAACATGTTTTTAATTTCGATGAAGAATCCAAAGAAGAGATGTTAAATATTATACAATATTCAGTTCTAGCATTAATTCCAATTATTATTTTAAATAAGGCGATGCAAAAATTTGTTCCTGAAGCAGATGATGAAAAAGGAAACATTGAAATTTTAGCAGAAATTATTACACAAGTCATTATCATATTTATTGGTATTCTCATCATCCATCGAATTATTACCTACATTCCAACTTATAGTGGTGCAAAATATGTAGACTTTAGCGTAACCAATATTATTTTAGCGGTTTTATTAATTGTCTTAAGTCTCCAAACAAAATTAGGCGAAAAGGTAAGTATTTTAGTAGATCGTATTAGTGAATTATGGGAAGGAAAAGAAGAAAATGGAAAAAAAGATGACAAAAAGAAGAAAAGTAACGGGAAAGGAAATGTAAAGGTTTCGCAACCAATTAGTCAAAATCAAATGCAAGGACAAAGCCAAATGTCAGCTCAAGGCACTGCATTAAATCAATTACCTCCTCCTCAACTTATGTCTAGTCAACCTTCTCCTGACTTTAACAATATGTATCAACAAGATAATACGCCTTTAGTAGGAGCAGCTTCTCCTGCTACTTCGATGTATGAAGGATTTGCACCTATGGCAGCAAATGAAGCTTTAGGCGGAAGTGGTTTTGGTGGTGCAAATTGGTAAAACCATAAATTTTAAATATTATTTGATAAAATATTAAACTTATTTTATAAAATAACTATTAGAATACTAAGATAATGTCGAGAGAAAAAAAAGATTTGAATGTAGATATATTAGTAAAAGCATTAGAAGACGAAAAAAATGAATCCATTATGAACTTGACTACGAAAAAAATAAAAGAAATGAATTTGCAAATGATTAAAGAGCTGCAATTGCCTAAAGACAGCACATTATTATACATGAAAAAGTTGAATGGGTATCGGTATGTTGATGAACTCAATGATATTCGATATGGTGCATTTATTAAATGGATTCCTATTAATGATCCTAACTATTTGCCATTAAATGCGGGAGGTATTGTTTGCGATATTAAAGTTTCCAACTCTGGGATTCTTATTGTATGCAAGAATTTTATGCATAAACATTATCAAATTAAAATGGATGAATGTTTAATATTTCAAAAACTATCTGATCAAGAATTGGTTCTCTTGTCCGCACTTGATCACCTGACAAAATAAAAATTGAAATACTTTTCTACTGGCATTTGTCTTGTATAATAGAAAAGAAAAGATGACAGATTTCAAATTTGACGACTTGAACAACGATGAACTTTGTTGGCTTCACTGTGAAATTGCCTATGATGATGAATATTTTACAGAAGGTCCGCCTCCTTTAACTGTTGAAGATTTAAATGTTCAAAATCAAAATGAAATAGTGGCAGAAGAAATCGCTCTAGTTACTTGTTCTTCTTTAGAAGAAGAAAAACAAGAAAAAGAAGAAAAAGAACAAGAAATAAATCTTTGTTTAATAAGTTAAAAAATTATTTACATTTTATAAAATAATTAGTATAGTAAAACTGTCCAAATAAATAAATGATACCTACACCGTAAGATGCAAAAAATATAATAATAGAATAATTAAAAACACTTTCTATTGGTGGTCTATAAAAATAGAAATTTACATATAATATAAAAAATTGACATAACTGCATAGAAGTAATATATTGTTTAATAAATCTTACTTGATTTATTTTTAATAAGCAACCTAAATAATAGGAATACATAATTGTATGAACAAATGAATTCAAAATAGAAGCCATCCAAATTATATCCACTTTATAAACATACATTAAATGCCAACTTAATACCGCACCTATATGGTGATATTTTTGAAGAAAAATTGGATTTTTATTATTTAAATATAATAAAAAGGTGTCTAAAAATTCGTAATATTTCGATAAATAGAAATAATAAACAATTTTGTCAAAATCTGAATTTTGAAAATAATAATTTGATTGAAATACGATGCCATGATTATATAATATTCTAGATAATGATAAGAAAGTCCAAGCACTAAATAAAATTAACAAACTATTATGAACTACAGATACTAGATATAATAATGAAGTATTAATTCGTAATTGTTTAGGGTAATACACATACAATGTAATGCCTAATAACGGTGTAACATGTGTAACTAATTGCTGACATGTTATGTCACTCATACTTTTATAATAACACTATAAAAAACAAATAGTTTAGTTTGTTTTTTTTCTTGTTTTACAATCCGCAAATAACCTAGGAATGAATTGTTTTTGTTTAATCATATTTACATGTTCTAAAGGTAATCGTCTTTTCACAGTTCGAATAAGTTTACCATTTTTATAAAAAGATATACTTTTATATCCCTTTCCTTTCTTGATGACAACTTTACGCATCGTTTTATTTGTGCCATATTGATGTCTTTGTATATTGGAGTAATGAAATTTCGTATCCATGATTATAATATAAATAAATAAAATAATTATTCATATTATATATTATTATATGAATAGTTTGTTTTTAGTGCATTTATTTCACATTTTATTTGTTGGGTCATTATTTCTATATGTTGGAATCTACAAATCAAAAATCGTTTCTTGGATGTATCTATTTCTATTAATTTTAGGAGTTTTTATTATTGTATATCATTCTTTTTCAGCATATAATTATATTAGTAAAGGTAAATCGGCGTGGGTAAATTTATTTCATATTATTATTGTAGGACCTCTTTTAATTTACATTGGTTATAAAAATAAAACTACTCCATATTCAGCATATCAATTTGTATTAATGTTAGCATTTGCTGTAATTGGATATCATGGTTATTATTTATTACAAAATAAATAGAAAAATAAGAAAAATAAAGAAAATAAAGAAAATGAAAAAAAGAAATAAGAGAAAAAGAAATAAGAGAAAAAGAAAAATAATATTGCGTTAATTTATAATGAGTGAGTCAACCTATACCCAAGAATTTTTAAACACGCATCCAATTCGCGCGGGTGCTTTACGAACATTAAGACTATCCGCAACAAGCGGAACTAGAACAATCGGTTCTATGATCGCATCTAGTTATGGAGGAGCAGGTAGTCCAATCCGTGTTTTTAAATTTATTTCCAATCAAAACAAATCCTTGTCTCCAAGCGGTTATTTTTTTGATTATTTAGGAGGAAATCGAAATAAAACTGCTCAATTCAATACATTTTATATGGATTTTAACAGACGTTAAATACTTTTTATTATTATTTACTTCTGTAAACAGTGTAACCATTTTTTATTTACCACAGCTTCCACGCTTTCTAACGCTCCTTCGGTCCATCCTTGTTTCCGACTTACGGCTTCTCCTACTACTAACACATTCGGAAAAGGATGTTGAATATCATGTATAAATAATTCTCTACTAGAAAACCCTTTTAGTGGTGAATAATAATGCGTCCCAATAGGCCAATAATAACCTTTAATGGCTATTAAATCTAATGAATTTTTAGGAATTCCCAATGATTTTTCTAACAAATCTTCGAAAAAATGGCGGTTATCAAGATTATTATCTAAATGATCCTTTAAAAATAATGCGCCTTCATTATCCGTGTATGCAATCATGAATACACCATTTTTTAAAGGAATCAATTTATGCAGCGGTCCAGGAACAATGGTTTGGTAAGGAACATAAGATGATAACAATTCAGCGGACTTTTTAGAAAATTTTCCATAAACACGTAAAAAAGGCTGTCCATGGATTTGTAAGTAAGGACTATTTACCCTATCTGCTCCAGGAACTAATTTTAATATACTTGTAATATTGGTTGCAATAATGACTTTATTGCAAAAATAGGTGACTTTCGATGTATCAATTTGAAACAGAGTGGAAGGATTCACACGTTTTTGTTGAATACTTAATACATTGGTCTTGGTTTTCACATGAAGAGGACCAATTTTTAAAACCAACTTTTGAACCAACTCTTTCCATGGAATTATAAGAGACTTCCAGCCTGGGTTATTATCATCCATCCCATAATGAAACAATGTTTCATAAACATCTTCGTTTTCATAATCGGTATAACCTGCGCTTATTTTAAATAAATCATAGTTCTTTGTTCCTAAGAGAGGTTTGGCAAACTGGGAAAAAGTCAGAGATTTATATTTTTCTGGATCGGTCTCATATTCTTTTTGTAAATAATGAATCGTTTTTTCTACATCAATTACTTGAGGAATTGTTTTCGCATAATTCATTTGAATTCCACATTCAGTTGTTTTGATGTTTAATTCTTTTAATAATTTTACAAGTAACTTATCTTTTTGCTTTCTTCCTACACCAGCTCCCACGACGACAGAGTTTCCGTAAAATTGATCATTTCCAATTCTACCTCCAACCCATTCTTTTTTATCTCGTTCCAAGATAACAACGGACAACCTAGGACACATTTTTTTAATATTATAAGCGCTATAAAGTCCAGCAATACCTGATCCAATAATAATAACATCAAAGTAATGTTGCATTAAAATATAAATATATTTTTATAAAAATATTTATATATTATCTATTATTTAGTCGTTTTTTGTTTCCTATTCTTCCTTGTTTTTGTAAAATTGACAGACATTTTACCTTTACATTTGAACTTTCCTCTTGTAAATCCCTTATTATTAAAAATCGTTTTTGTGCAAATACCAATTGACTTTGCTTCATTAATCATGTCGATTCGTTTAATACATCTACATAATTTAGAAGCCATAAGATGTTCAGCCATATTTTTTACTTGTATTTTTGATTTGGGTATGGTTATTTTATAATATTTTAAAATACTTAGATAATCTTTATGAGTTAGTGATGACATTGTGTAATTATATACTAAAGAATATAATAATTTTTATTTTTATTTATATGAGTATTTAATAGTATGTCTAAATCAGATTGTATTTCCAAAATTGTTGTTTTCGATTTAGATGAAACTCTAGGATATTTTGTAGAATTCGGAATGTTTTGGGATTCTCTAAAACAATATTTTGTCTATAAAGATAAATTGAAAAGCGAGAATTTAAATCAAAGTCATTTTGATGAATTATTAGATTTATACCCAGAATTCCAAAGACCAGATATATTTAAAATATTACATTATTTGAAACAAAAAAAAGAATCGAATGAATGCAATAAAATGATGATTTATACGAATAATCAAGGACCCAAAACATGGGCCGAATATATAAAAAAATATTACGACACAAAGTTAAAATATGATTTATTTGATCAAATCATCGCAGCGTTTAAAGTAAATGGTCAAATGATTGAAATCTGTCGAAGCACCCATTATAAAACACATAAAGACTTGATAAAGTGTAGTAAGATTCCACATAATGCACAAATATGTTTTGTAGATGATACGTTTTATCCTGAAATGAGTAATGATAATGTCTATTATATTAATATTAAACCCTATATACATCATTTACCCTTTGAAATCATGATTGATCGGTTTTGTGAAAGTGATAGCACTTTAATTTCTGAAATTGAAAATAGAGACCAGTTTAAAAAATTTATGCTAAGAATGATGAAGAGCTTTATTTATGAAGTAAATGATAAAACCGAATACGAAATATCGGTAGATAAAGTGTTAACAAAAAAGATATTGGAACATTTAAAAGTGTTTTTTCGCATTTCCAATAAAAAAAATACGCGACGAAATAAAAAGTATGATCAAAAAACGAAAACGCGTAAAATTAAGTAATAATATTATTTATATTTATCTACAAAATCTGTATTGTTATCAGAACTATTTTGATTTGTATCTTTATTTGCGCTTTTATTCATCCATGGAAAAAACTGCATAATGGTTTCAAAAATGGTAGTGGTGAATAAAAAGAAACCAGCAGAAAAAGCGACTCTTCGATCAAAATCATTAAATTCAACTTTTCGAAAAGGATTGAATCGAAAGATTAGAAAAGCACTAACATAGACTTTAATCCAATATTGGAGTGTAGCTAAATGTTCTGGCGCATTCGTAGATAAACCTAGCGCGACTACAAAATATAATAAATAAGTTATAATGGTTACATAATCAAAAATCGTATTTTGAAGAGCCATGAGATCAGGTGCTTTTGGCATTTTATATATATTAAATAGTTATTATTTTGTATATATGTATTTTTATTTGAAAAATTTATTTAATTTCTGGTAACTTTCTGGATTATTTGCTTTACAAATTTTATGACAATCTGACATGGTATTAATATTACATCCAATGGGTTTCGCACATACTGCTAAACAGTCGTCCATCTTTTTTACCCATCGAATGCATTTTTCGTTGATGATCATATCATTATCGGCTTTAATGAAATGCTGGCTTTTTTCTCTTTCTTTTTCAAAATTCATCTATAAACTTGAAACCTTGCTTTTTCTTTAAACTGTTTTCATATACTTTTCACAATATAATAAATTAAAATACTTACTTAAAGTTCTTTAAGTAGAAATTTTAAATATTTATCAAATGAGATTTAAAATTTATTTGTTATATAATATTAATATATATACAATAAATGCCACGTGAATCTCAATTAAAGAAAAGTAAAATACAATCACCGCGGTCACCTATACAAAAACAAACAGAAACACCAAAAATTGGATTATCAGATACATTTGTGCAAGGTTTTGGATTGGGGACTAGGAACTAGTGTGAGTAGAAAAATAGTTGATAAAATATTTTCAAGTGATGAGAATTTAGATAAAAATAATAGTGCTAATTTACCAAATAGTAGTAATTTGCCAAAAAATGATATTCTATTAAACAATGTTACTGAAGATTTATACAAGAAATATCAAGATTGTTTAGAAAATAATAGTAATAAGAATAATTGTTATTCAATTATAGAAAATTCAAAAATTGAATAATTGAATATATAACCAAACTAAATAATATTATTAAAAATTGATTTATTAACTTATTTATTAATGAAATCAAATTAATAAAAAAGAACCATGTCAAAACCAAAAAGAACTTTCAATGAAATGCTACAAATGTTTTATGATGATAAATTTACACAAAATAATATATATAGTAGCAAGAAGTATCCTGAATTAAATACATTCAGATACAAAATTCAAAAAAACCCAAATAAATACTTACAAGGTAGAATTTTAACTGAAAATCAAAAAGAATTGATACAAGAATATTTTTATTTGAAGCAATGTATTAACGCAAAATGTAATATTTATCATTCAAAATTTAGATCAAGTTGGTGTGCTGGGTGTCATTATGGTGAACAATATTATAAATTTTTAAGACGAATCAATGTGGAAACAGATGACGTTATTTGTAGTATTTGTATTAACCCAGTTGAAAAAAATAGCCGAATGGCCAAACTAAGTTGCAAACATCAGTTTCATAAAGATTGTATTTACAAATGGTTAAAAAATAAATTATCATGTCCTTGTTGTAGACAACAATTTACTAAATAAAAATATTATTATATTATAGATAAAAATGAATAACACTTTGGCAAACGCGTTGCGAAGTGGATTAGATGATATAAATCAAGATCTTTATAAAAAATGCGATGATTCAAAATATTTTCTCGATTTAAGGAAATTTGAAAACCGAGATAAAGATGTGGTAACTTATGATGAAAAAAATAATTATGATCTTATATTATGTTTATATTATAATAAAAAATGCATATCTAGTGTTACAGGTCGTTATCATGCAAAAGATAATTCCATGGAAATATTATCAAAAACGCATAGTGACTTTGAAAATAAAAAATTTAATTTATATTTAAGAACTGCTTTTATTTATTTAATGTGCTTTGTCAGACCGAGTATTCGAACTATTTATTCTTTTTCTGAAAATCCAATATCAACCTATACAATGTATAAATATTTTCACGTTTATAATGAGGACTTGAATCAGTTTGTAAGAGAAAATCATTTAAACCCAAATACTTTTACTTTTGAACACGCAAAAAAGTTTCATGACTATTTTAAAAACAAACATAAAAAAACAAGAGAAAGTTCAGAAGTCGAATTGAATGAAATGTTAGAAGATTATAGTTTGGAAGAATTAGGTTGGGAATCTGAAGAAGAGGCGATAGACTTTATTATGAATAATATGAATCGGACCGCCATTCCCTTGTCTTTGTCCTTGCAAAACCCTCAGATCAAAGATTTTTTATTGTCTACTTTATCCAATACAATGATTAAATGCAATGACTCACCTCTAGGAAGAGGTGGTAAAAAGAAAAGGTATAGTCAAAAAAAAGCTTTAAAAGGAAAAAAGGGAAAAAAGGGAAAAAGTTATCGAAGAAATAAATAATATTTTTTTCTGTTTTTATATATAATATGAAAAATCTGAAAAAAACAAGACGAAATAAAAAACAAAAAGGAGGAATCTTACTAAAAATGGAAGCTAGCAAGGCATTTGATTTTTTTGTAAATCATAGTGAAATCGAATTATTTACAAATACAGGTTCTTACGGAATCATATTACAAGCAACCTTACACGATAATGTAGAAAGTCCTTATGAAATGTTTGGACCCAATGATTTTAAAGATTTTAAACAGCCTGTTAAATATATATTGATAAAATTAGTTTCCTTAAATCCAGATAAGGATGAGGAAGAGGAAGAAGAATGGTATTTAGAAGGTAAACCAAAACAAACCGATTCAACACACAATTTTATCAAGGAAGTTAATGTGCAAACCGATATTTTTTTTAAGACCATGGAATATTTACAACCACTTTGTCCAGCACCCGTTTTTTCAGAAATCATGACAGATAAAAGTAAGATGGAAAATTTTCTAATTACATTGAAAAATAACACTAGTGAACAAAAAACCAAAAAAATATTTGATGAAATGATTGAAAATATTGTTTGGCGTTCAATACCATCACTTGGTGTATTTGGAATGGAAATCGCTGGTGGTTATTATACAATGCAGATGTATTATAATATTTGTAAAAAAAAAAATGAGTTCGCCCATTATGAATCCTGTGAACAAATGGCGAAATTACAAATCTTAAATTTGGCTTTAAAGACGGGTTATTCTCAAAATGATTTTCATATGAGTAATTTACTTGTGAATCCAAATTACGAAGGATTTTATAAGGATCTAAAAGGTAAAGTCTTAATCATCGATTTTGGTCTTGCCTCAAAATTAAGTAGCGATAATCTAAATCAAATTCGAGAGAATTATCAAAAAGGAAATTATAGTGAAGCTTTAAAAACATTTGAAAGCTTAAAACGAAGTGATGGTGCGATAATCAAACAATATCCAACTTATTATGGTTGGATTTATAATAATGCGGAATCGTTTACAAGACGTGAGAAGTTACAGAGACGTTCTGATTCCGAATATGATGAAAAAATAAACGAATTGTTAGAAAAAGAAGAAGAAGCCACAGATGATCGTATCAAATATTTTGATGAAAAGCATAAATTGGAACCAGATAAATATCCATTGCTTCCCTTATCGAATACAATCAAAAATTCGTTTTTCCAAGGAATGATTACTGGTGGTAGAAAAAAAAAGAATAGGAAAACTAGAAGACATCGTTAAAAATTTATTTAGATTTTCATTTATTATATTATGTTTATAATAGTGAAAAAAAGGCTTTCGCCCTAGTTAAAAGTTACATAGTTTATAAATATAAATTATTTCTTGCATACAATGATCATACGATACAATTCAAAACACCATTGGTGTTGATGAAATTTACGAAATAGTAAGAATAGGTATTGAAGATAGGTCTTCGTTTCACTAATAGAGAGATTGAACTTGGTATTATAACCGTTAGAATATCTGAATTGTATTCCGTCATAAAAGAGACTGTAAAGTGTTTTCATTTTGGTATACAATTTAGGATCAACCTTCCAAGCTTGAGACTCCTCTTTGTTTGAAGGAGCATACTTCTTGTTAATCCAAGCGACAACCTTTTGCAATCCACTCTTCTTCAAAGCACAAAACATCTTGACTGGATTATAAGTCTTTAACAAAATGGCTGCACGTGTTTCATACGTGAAATAAGAGTGAATAACTCGTAAGAGTTCATCAGGAAGGTTTCCGATTAATTTCAAAAAGGCCTTCTCTTTTTTGTCTTTTTTCTCTTCTTTCTCTCTGTTTTTTGTATTGATATCATCGAGATAAAGTTCATCTTCCATGTGGATCATTTCAGAGTTGCGAGCAAACTCAAGATTTTTTTGTTTGAATGGTTGAAAGAGTTTATTATATTCTATTTCAGACAGTTGTTTCAATTGATTTTGTTTTTGAATTCGCAGTCTTGTCTCATTAACCAATGAGACAACTTTTTCTAAATTTCCTTCGATTTTCATTTCTTTTAAGTTTTTTATTTTGTAGTTATAAATTGCGATATTTCTAGTAATATCTTTCACTAAGAGCCTCGTTTTTTCGTGCTCCGTTGAATATTCAAAGAGTGTTTCGTTGAACTTCTCTTTTTTCTTCTCAAGATTCATGAAATTCTTAAGGTCAGACTTTGTCATATTCTTTGTAGCCTCTGTGTTAGAGGCAAGAGGCATAAAATGACTGTCGTAAGCTAAGACGGGAATTTGTTTTATGTGGGACATTTTATCAAGTTGACTTTAATACAGTTTACAGGGTAATATACCTGAAATAACATGGCAAAAAAGTATTTCAATTTTTTTTTCAAAAAAAAAATCGTAAAAAAAAATTGAAAACTTGTAAAGATTAACTGATCGATCGACTTACGCGTTCGTTATAAAAATCAAGGGTTCGCGCACTTGGATCGGTGGCCTCTACAAATTTCGGCATCCAAAAATAAGGAACAATGGTGGCCAAGTTTGGATAATAGTCATCAAAGAGTTGGCGGTAATAGTTTTGTTCATTGGTTTTAGGCGGGTTATGACTATAACTTTCTTCATTTTCTTTCTTCAAAACAATATTTTTGGTAAAATCATCGATAATATTATATAAACTACGTTTTTGATTGGTGACACCATCACTAAACGCCTCTTTTTTTCGCCATAATACAATATCTGGTAGAATTTGTTTACCGTCAACCGAAAAATATAAAAAACTAAAACTATAACGTAATAAATATTTTTCACATTTATCCATTTTTGTATGCATTCGTAAAGAAGAAGGAATCGACAAATAAAAATTAACGAAATTCTTATCCAAAAACGGGGTTCGTGGTTCAAGTCCATGCGAAGAAATGCATTTATCCGATCGTAAAACATCGTATTTATGGATATCTTTCAACAATCTTCGTGTTTCTGCGTCAAATTCAATTCCATTTGATGCTTTGTTCATATATAAATACCCACCACAGAGTTCATCGGAACCATCGCCATTGAAAATAACTTTGGCTTGACTATGTTTTGAAATATATTTTCCTAGTAAATAATTACCAAGACTCGCTCGAACCGTCGTTGTATCGTAACTTTCAATAGCATAAACAACTTCAGGAATTGCTTTAATCATATCTTGTTCAGTAACAATAATTTCAGTATGATTGGTTCCTAGGTAGTCCGCGACCATTTTGGCATAAACTAAGTCTTCAGAATTTTTAAGACCAATGCTATACGTTTCGAGAGGAGTAGAAGTAATTTGTTTATGAATACTTGCCACAATCGCAGTAATCAAGCTACTATCAAGACCACCTGAAAGTAAACACGCAATTGGACGATCTGTATTTAAATATCGTTTTTTTACCGCATTGGTTAAGTGTTTTTGAATACCATGAATAATATATTCCATATCGTTACCATTTTCTAACAAAGTATAACTATGATTCAATAAAAAATAAGCTTGATTCGTTATTTTTTCTGTCCATGGTGCTAAAATTTTATATGATTTTTCAAATAATGTATAAGTGCCTGGTGTAAATTGTTGTAACACATATTCATCATTATTATTATCATTATAAAAATGAGACAACATTTTTAATTCCGACGCAACCCCAAAAAAGGATTGTGTTTTTAATAGATAAAGAGGTCTTATTCCGAGTGGATCACGTGCAACAAAAATTTTAGTTGGATTATTATCATTAATATTCATATCATATAAAACAAAAGAAAACACGCCGTCTAACATGGTAAGACATTGTTCAATACCAAATAATTTATATAAGTGAATAATGATTTCACAATCGGAGTCCGTTTGAGGTATAACATTTATTTCTTTGAATAATTCTTTATAATTATAGATCTCTCCATTACAAATTAACATGATATTATCAATAAAGAAAGGTTGATTCGATCCTTCATTAAGGCCATTAATTGCAAGTCTATGAAACCCAATGATCACGTCACGCCCTAATGACATAAAACTGGAATCTTCAGGTCCTCGGCTTTGACCTTTTTCAAATTGCTCTTTTACCAATGATTTGGGAAATAGTTCAGAGTCACCAATTAAAGCAAAAATACCACACATTCTATTTATTAAATGTCTTGTATTATATTTAATACATTTTGTATAATAATTAAATTTTCTACAAAATATTATTCTATTGTATATATTAAAATATGAATCATGAATTCAAGGATCAATCCGCTTCTCAAAGAACGGATACCACAAATTATCGAACTTATATTAGAAATGTTCCTTCTCAAAATCTACAACCTTATTTAGACAGTCGAGCGGTTTCCACCAAATATTCTCGAATGCCAATTGTAGATCCTAGAAAAGCACCTCATGTTCCATTAACTCAACTACCAAAATATGATAGTCATCAAGTATTTAATCCTGGAAATGCAAAGGCACCTTTTTCAGGTTACAATGCAAATCAAGAGTCCGTCTTACGAAATCAAATCTATGCATTACAAGACTGTAGTCAAGCAACGTATGTTCCAAGTTCCAAAAGCGACTTATATCAGGTCCACTGGAAACAAAGTGATTTATCTCAGCCTTTTCCTGATTTATTTCAACAACAAGTGTTTCCAAGCAATAATAGTTATATTCATTCCAAAGATGTAGGATACGCGTTATTTAATAATGCAACGAGACAACAAAATAAAAATGTAAATTGTTAAAGCGAAAGACAAGTTAAAACAAAATATTTAATTTATGAAATTATTTTAATGGATCATAATTTCATAAATCAAATCACATTCGATTGTTTAATGAGTCGAGAATTTAAAAAAAAACTGGTATTCAATGAAAATCGAAGTGGATTATTAAAGAAAGATAAAAAATTTTATCGGCGAAGGATTTTAAATTTAACAAAAGATATGCTGTTAAATACTTATTCAGAAGAAGTTTTACCAGATGTTAAGGACGCTTTTGAAAATTATGTAAAAACTTGCATTGGATATTTTAAAATAAAAGATGAAATGGATATTATTCAAGAAGACTATCCAATCGAAAACCTTTTAGATGAAATCACAAAGAATCAACTGGATTATGATGATATTGTTTCTCCAGAAGAAGCTGATAAGTTAATGATGCGTTCTATTAAAATAAATCAATTACCTTTAGATAAATTTGTCAAAATAAAACAATTAAAACCTCAAAAAGAAATCATTTTGCCACAACAAAAAGAGATCAATTTACAAGACCCAGTTTTAAAGAAAAAAGGAATTTTAAAAAAGAATAATATCTGTCCTTCATATAAGGATAAAGAAAATGAAAAATAGAAATAAAATTCGTGTTAAAACAATAAAAAAGAAAGGAAAAAGAAATAAAAGCAAAAATCAAAAAATCAAAAAAAATGTTACTTTGAAAAAGGTTAATTGTAGTCCTCAGACCAAAAATTTAAAAAAGAATTATACTTGTTATTCCGATGAAAATTTACATAAAATGCGAGATATATGGAATGCCAGACATCCAGATCAAATGATTCGAACGAATGATTCCAAGGAAATTTGGTCATTGTTAAAACAATATTTTAGTCGCGTTTGCAATAAAGAATCTTGTTGGATTAAGCAAATCACCTCGGGTAGTAAAATGGAGACAGAATTATTAGCTGATTTTGCCCCTCTCTCTCCTAGCGAATGGAAAAAAAATCCGAATGAATGGTTAACGAGTGTAGATATTATTGAAGTCATGAATCAATATGAAAAAACATATAAATGTTTCGAGTTTTTAGGACCGTCGCCCATTGATTATGATACTTCTCAATTATTCGGAGAATGTGTTTGGGAAGAATTGTGTCATTTTAACTTAGTGGATCAAATCAAACGCGGTAAAACAAAAATAGGTATTATTTTTAATACGGATCCGCATAATAAACCAGGAGAACATTGGATTTCATTATTTATTAATGTGAAAAAAGGACATATTTTCTTTTTTGATAGTGCGGGGAATAAAGTTCCAGCGCAAATTGAAAAATTTGTGAATGGGGTTATGGATCAAGGTAAAAAATTAAAAAAACCAATTTATTTTAAATTTGATCAAAATTATCCAGTGGAACATCAATATAAAAATACTGAATGTGGGATCTATTCTATTTTCTTTTTAGTTCACATGTTAGAAGATAAAATAACTGGAAGTTATTTAAAAACTCATATTTTAAAAGATGAATACATGGAAAAATTTCGTAAAATTTATTTTAATCCAGAACTATAGTAAAATAAAAATATGGAATAACGAAAAATATATAAAAAATAATCCATCTTTTATGTATATATAATTAAATGACTTTTATATCCAAAGAAAATATAGAACTTTTATGGGATGTCTTGTTAGATGAACCAATTATAAAAGGAATAAGTAAAACAAATCAAGATGTGGTATATAATGCATTTCATAAAAATATGTTTACTTTTTTCGAAAAAGAAAAATATCACAATTATGATCTAATTACAATGAATAAAAAATTTTTAACACAAGTCTTGAAAGCATTAAGACATGAAAATATCAAAGAAAAACATATATATAAGGTGGAAGATATTCAGTCGGAGAGACAAGCCATGTTTGAAAAACAATTGGCGCAAAAAAAAGCTGACTTTGAATCGTCTATTCTTGTTAATAAACCACCTGTTCCTAATTTCACGGAACGACTTGAAGAAGATAAGATAAAAGGAATGGATGAACTTATTGCAAAAACAATTGCACAACGTAATTTTGATATTTCTCCTATGAACATAACTAGTGAAACAGAACAGTGGTTAAAATCACAAGAAACAACAGTGAAATTAAAAAAACAACAAGATTCAGTGGAAGAAGTAAGAGAAATTAAATATATAAAAATTGAAAACGAGGTTCCGAATTATAATATTGATAATGAAATCGTAGAACTAACCAAAGATTCGAAGAAAATTTCATGGAGGGAGGAAAATGAAGTAAGATATATAGAAGAATATAATGAACCAAATTTAAAAACAAATAATAGTTTTAGTATTCTTCATAAATTTAAAAAAATAGACAATATAAATGAAAATGAAATTGAAAATAAAAATAAAATTTTGATGTTAGAAGATAAACTTATGTTGATGGAAAAACATATGGAAGATTTTAGCAAACAATTAGAAAAGGTATTAGAAATGGTTAATAATAATAATAATAATAATAATAATAATAATAATTTATAAATAACTTAAAAAAATAACTTTCTTTAAATTAAAGTATGTTTATTAACGAACAAGAAAAAGATACTGACTTGGAACCTTTGGTTTTTAATGAAATATTAGAACAAGAAGTAGTAGAAGAAGAACAAAAAGAAGAAGTAGAAGAAGATCAAAAAGAAGAAGTAGTAGAGAAAGACGATGACATATATAATGTAGTCAATACAGAAATATTAAAAGATACTAGTAATATTGTTGAAAATTTTTGTTATGTTATCGAATGTGTATATGAATATTTCAAACCATCTATTTTATGGTTAAGAACTTGGTATAATGAAAATATAAAAGTAAAATCAGAATAAAAATAAAAATGTATAATGTTATTATAAGACACTATACATTTCATGAATGAAGCGGATATTTTTGATTACATTGCGGATGACGAAGAAGATAGTTTAGATCTCAGCGACTCGAATTTAAAAGTTCTTCCTAACAATGTAGGTGAATTAGACGAAACGGATATAATAACACTGATATTAAATATGAATCAACTCAAAGTGATACCAGAAAGTATTGGAGATATAACAAAATTAGAAGAATTATTTATAGGGCAAAATGAATTATCACAGTTACCAGAAAGTATTGGAAATTTATCACATCTAAAAAAGTTATTTCTGAATAATAATCAATTGACAGAGTTACCTGAAAGTATTGGTAATTTACGTGAACTAGAACAATTAAAGTTAACAAAGAATCAACTTACAGCTTTACCTGAAAGTATTGGAAATTTACAATATTTAGAAGAATTAGAAGTAGATTCGAATTTATTGAGTTCGTTACCTGAAAGTATTGGAAATTTACAAAATTTACATTATTTAAATTTAAATCGTAACCAACTTACTTCGTTACCAGAAAGCATTGGAAATTTACAAAATTTGGAAGTATTGCTTTTAAGCAACAATTCAACCCTACGTAAACTACCTGAAAGTATCGTGAATATTACACAAGATCTCGAAATCAATATTATAGGCAGTGGAATTAATACTTTACCAGCAAATTTACCAGATAATATTACCATTGTAGGCTTAGAACAAATTGTAGTTGCATTTGTATCTGACGCAGATTGTGAAGGGGAAGATGATCCTGTAAGTTTAGCTCCTATTCCTGAAGGACGTGGGTTTCGTCTGGAAGCCGATCAAAAATGTTATGATGCAGCAACAATCAAACAATTAGTGAAAAATGAAAGTCCTTTAACAAGAGCGCCTTTTACACGTAACGATTTACAAAGAAAAAGAACGATTCCTCTTGGGTTTCAAAATGCTGGGACAAAAAGAAAAAATAGTAAAAAAAGAAAAAATAGTAAGAGTAAAACAAAGAAAATAAAAAGAAAAGTCAAAAAAACGAAAAAAAAGAAAGGGAAAGGAAACAAGAAGTCTAAAAAATAATAATATAACAAAACAAAACAAAATTTAAAAATAATTTTCCAAGTCATCTAATTCAACCCCTTTTTCTAACAAACTGATTAGTCTTGAAGGATGAATGGCTTTATCAATTAATTCTTTACGGTAAACATCGCATCTTTGTTTTAAACCATGATAATCTTTTTCAAAAATAGCAGGATTCATAGATAAACTATTAAAATTTACTTTATAAAAATCATTATAATATTTGTAAATAGAACGGTAAATATTATCATTTTCATAAAAATAAGAAGTATAATCCCCAAATTTTTGTTTTAATTCTATATTTTTCGCATATCTTATGTCGTAATCTTTTTGTTGTTGTAGTAATTCTAATATAATATGTATTGCACTTGGATTTCGTGAAAAGGTGAGCCAATCTACTTTATCCCAATTATTTAGAATGATAATTATGGCTTTTGGATTTGGATTTTCGCATAAATAACTCCAATCAAATACTTTATTTAAATATTCCTGTTTTTCGAAGATATGAATCGCAGATGGATTTCCTGATAAAAGAGGCCAATCATCTTCATAAATTTTATCTAAATTTTTTTCAATCATACTTATTGCTTTTGGACTTGGATTTTCTAAAATGGTTTCCCAATTAATATATTCTGGATATTTTTCTAACAAGTGACCTGCATGTTCATTCTTCGATAAATCACGCCAAAACTCAAGAACTTCAGAATCTAAAATCCAAGAATTAAACTTGACATAATATTTTTCAATGATTTCAAGTGCTTTTGGATTTGTATTGGTAGCTAACAATCTCCAAAAAGCTGGGTAAACCGAATAAGTTTGAGGACATTGAATAGGTAACTTTGTTTTTTTATGATAAGGAATAGTTATGATATTTTCATTGATAATAGTTTGTTCAATCATTTCTAATGCTTTTGAACTTGGATTGGTGGATAACATATACCAATCAATCAAATCTGGATTTTTCATTAATATATGCATCGCATCTTCATTTTTTGACAAATAAGGTGAATTTAATATAGTTAATTGTTTAACAATAATACCCATGAAATGTGGATAGTGTAATATTCTTGAAAAATCATCCAAATCTAATTGATCTAAATTTTCTTGAATGATTTTTTCTGATCCTGGGTGAGAATTATACACTAACCATTTTACACTTAATTTACTGAGATCGATTTCTTTTCTTAATTTGTAAATCATTATTTATATCTTTTATTAAAACTTAAGGTAAGTAATTTTATTCAATTTTTTATAAAAAGTTTTTTTATTTTTATTTAAAAATAAAAAATAATATAAAATAATAACAAATGGAACCCAGCTTATGCATTCAACGTGCGTTTGCAAGTATTACAGAAGATGAAATTGTCTCGGTTTTTACTAACTTGAAAGTAGGGACAATCAAAGAAATTATAAAAATTTCAAAAGTAAATTATAAAGGCGAACCTTACAATACATTTATCATTCATATGGAAGAATGGTATGACGAAAAAATACGGGAACAGTTTATGTTAGGATTCGATTTCAAACTTATACATGAAGATCCAAATTCGAAACGTTTGTGGAAAGTCTCGATTACAAAATTGCATTAATATTTATTTTTTTCTTTCTTTTTAAGCTTTTACAATTCTGTATTTTCCGTCTTTTTTCTCCAAACGACCCAGTAAAATTGGTTTTATCCCAGGCGTTTTGATTGCGAGTTGATAACTTTCGTAATCATAGACTTCTTTCGTTTCCTCACGTAAAATCATTTGTTTGCCATTAAATTTGAATTCTCTGCCTTCCCAAGTAGTGGCGACTTTATTAAGAATAGCTACATTATCATTTTCATCTTGACTATAATTTGGGTTGTATGCAAATGCGTTGGGAGAAGGCTGTCCAAAAGACAAACAAGTCAACCCTTCTTTGGAACTGGTTTTTACATGAATCGAACAATCAATTGAACTTTCTTTGATTCCTTTCAGCAATTGGCTCGATATTTCTTCTTTAATATTTGAAATCTCGAATAATTTTTCATCCGAAGTTAATGGAGTAAATGGTGCCCTCTTTCCCAAATCATGTAATTTAATTTCAATGGCTTCATCACTCTTTAATTGATCTGGCGTGAAAGTCATTAAATATAAAAATACTTCTACCGTTTGTAATTCCAAAGGTAAATCTTGATGGGAACAAATACGACGGGCGCGTCCAATGACTTGCTCTAAACGCACTGGATGCCAATAAGGTTCCATCAAATGAACATAACGTGTATTTCGTAAATTAATACCTTCCGAACCCGCTGCAGTAATCATAAGCACTTTAATAATTTCACCCATGTTATTGTTATTACTTATTTTTGATAATTCGTTTGATAATTGACTAGGAATATATTCCCATGATCCATTGTAAATATTACGAATAATTTCACGTTCTTCCGCATCTTCCGTTCCTGTATAAAGCGCATAAGTCGGTTTACCAACATCTTCGTCTTTCATATCTAAGATCCATCCATCGGAAACTCTTTTAATTTTAAATTGTGCAAACCCATTGGTTTCTAATACTAAGCAGAAAATAGCGATTCCTTCCATGGAACGAAATTGACTATAAATCAAATGAAGACCTAAATGATCGGGGTCTTGAATATTTTCCAACATGGCTAAAAATTTTGGACTATAGGTTAAAAGGTTTTCGGGATCCAAATATTTGGATGCATTTAATTTCAAATAATGAAGCGCATCTTTGATCCTCTGTTTATAGGTTTGATCTCCAGAGATTTCGAGAAACTCATCGCCTTCGAGTTCGGAGACGTCGCGATTTTGAGCATCTGCATTTTTATATTCTGGTATATCAATACTATCATCTTGTTTTTCGAGTTCCAAATCAGATTCGACGTCATCTTCTTCCTCTTTTTCTTCTTCCTCTTCTTTATCGCTTTTACCTTTTTTAGAAAAAGCCCCAGGAATAGGACGTCCTGGGGGTTTTGGCATGACAAAATTACAAAATAAACGAGAAAAAATACGATACGTTGATTTGGGTTCAATAAACATTCCATTCGCATCCACTTTATTCATTCCTGGTTTTGACTTTTTTTCTCTTTTACGTTCATCAACACGTGCTTCTTCGTAAATTTTAAACTGATAATTACTCATTGGAAGTTTTATTACGTGATAATCCGTAATTTTATTATATCGAGGTAATAATTCTTCTTGCGCACTTTTGAAGTAAGAAGTTAATCCAATAATACGTCGTTTGAATTTTTCAATGTTGTGAACATTTCCAGTTTCCTTATCTACAAATAAATTAATAAATTCATCGAGAGTATCTGGTAAAGCAGTATTGGCAACAAATTGCGTCCCTTTGGGGATCGCAGTAATTTCATTTTTCTTTAAGAGTTTAGTGATTCGTTTTATAAAATCCTCATCACTCATGGTTCCTTTTTCATCGACGATCAATTTTCCATTTTCTTCTTTATATTCGGTTTTCACACCTTTATATCCAGATTTTTCGGTTATTTTACTTTCAAATCCATAAGGATTTCGTGTAACACTGAGTGTTTTTGAACTCGCATTATAATCCATATAATCTAGAACCTTTTCCTTGGTAAAAATATCTAACAAAGTCTCTTTACTTAATTTATTATTATTATCAATATTGAGTGTAAAATGCCAGGTTTTGATATATCCTCGCAAAATATTAAACAGAATACCGATTTCATTTGGATAGTTAATAATCGGGGTTCCACTTAAAAGAACAACTCTTGAATTGTTTGAACGCAACAAAAATTCGTAAATTTGTAACCATAAAGAAGTAGGCATATTACTTGTTGGACCTTTTGTAAATGTTTTTAATTTATTTATTTTATTGACAATACGACTAATTAAATTATGGGCTTCATCAATAATAACAACCGCATTATCAAAAATATTTTTTTCAAAATTATTTGTTAACTGTTTGAATTTTTCTCTTCGTAAACCATTGTAATTAATGAAAGTATATTTGTTTTGAATCATTTCGTCTAATTGTTCATCCAATGATTTTTTATCGGTTGAACTGAGTTCATTGTAATTATTTGGTTTGGTTACATTGATTAACCAAGCCCCATGTTTTCGCTTAATAAAATCTACTGGTAAAGATAAAACGGATGATAATGTATCGACGGTTTCTGGGTTTTCGGTAATCGAAATCCATTCCCAATATTGATTTTTACGGTAAATAGAATCCCCGTATTTTTTGATTTCTTCCAAATAGTTACGTTTTAAAGATGCGGGGGTCATAACAATAATTTTATGAGAACTTTTGAGACCTTCTGCGATGCCAATACTGGCGGCCGTTTTACCAGCACCTAAACCATGATATAACAATAATCCACGGTAAGGTGTATAAGAATTCATGTAATCGCGAACCAATTTTTGATGGGTTAATAATTCGATTTTATTTTGATTTGTTTGTCCTATGTTTTTACATGTGATTCCTTTTCCTTCATCTAACAAGTCATCTTTATAAGGTTCAAAAAGTCCATTAATAAAGTTGACAAAGATTTCACGATTATTCATAAAGTAACTGGAAACACGAATGTCAATTTTCTCATTTTTATCTTTCGAAGGAAGTCTGCGCTTCAAAATAGTATCCCCGAATTCAACCATATTTTCCGTCCCTAATTCGGTAACCCCTTTTACAATTTTTTCCGTTTTTCTTTGTTTTGTTATAGGAGGTTCATTTTCTTCCATAATAATAAACTGAGGTGCTTTTAATTTTTTAATAGTTTTCTTTTTCTTTGTATCAATTAGTTCTATTGGCGCTTTCGACTCGATAATCAATTCTAAGGCTTTCTCATTTTTTTTATTCGCAATAACTTTTGAAAGTTGATTTTGTTGCATTCGTTCTAAAAAAGCTTGAGGATCATAACCTTGGGAACGTTTATCTACAACCATTGGTTGCGTTTTTTCATTATTTAATATTTTTACAATGACGGGTTCACGTTGCAATACAGATGGTTTTACTTTTAATGTTTCTAAAGGATTCATAAATATTATTTCTATTATATACTAAGAGGTTTATAATTTATAAAAAGACGTTATTTTTTATAAATTGATCTATTCATTTACGAGTCTTACGACTTTTTCTACCCTTGCGACCTTTACGACTTTTTTTGCCCTTTTTACTTTTTTTACTTTTGCGACTCTTTTTACCTTTTCGAGACTTTTTTCTTCCACCTTTTTCACCATATCTGGCTCTTTTTGCAAATACATCATCATTATCATCATAAGAACGTTTTCCTAAATCTAAATCTTCATCTTTTACAGTCGATTGATAACTATCATCTTTTACTGTCGACTGATAACTATCATCATCATTATAACTATTTTCCATTTGCATATCATAGCTATCTATCACTTCCAACGTTTTTTTACCATTGTCACCCATTATTACTTTATATTTCATATAACCTTGTTGATTATAAGGTGTATATGTTATTGTATCTCCTATAACAATTTTATCGTTATTTTTCAACTCTTCATAAACAGATTCTCCTTCACCAAGACTGTAATTTGTCATATAAATATATTTAGATTATTTTATTTTTTGTAATGTCTAGATTTTCTCTTTTTATTTTTTTTACTCTTTTTACTTTTTCTACTTTTTTTCCCTTTTTTATTTTTTCGAGTCTTTTTAGAAAGCCTTTTTAACAAATGGTAAGGCGATGATCCTCCCACAGTTAATGATCCTCCTACAATTAAATTTCTTGGATCAGATGTTTTACTTTGGATCCATTTTACAAAAGATTGAACACTACGATCTTTTTTGGGAATCTTGGCATTTTCATAATTTTCGACAACAAGATTTCCATTTTTTTTACAAATATATTTCATCGTAGGAAAGCCATCGACAGATCCAATATATTTTAACGAGGATAAATAGTCTTTATTAATATCCGCAACCACGGCAGAAGAATTGTTTTCTCCACTAAATTCTTCGATTTTTAACCATTCTGGTTTGGTCGACATACAAGGCCCACATCCTTCCATGTAAATAAGAATAAAAACGCAATTTCCTTGATCAATGTAAGAATCTACTTTATCTACATCATCCGAATGTAAAATAATCATATTATACTTATATTATAATGATAGAAAAATGTCTATTATTACTAGAATATTGTAAAAAATATTATCACAAACTATAATATATGATTGATATATTAAAAATACTATTTTTTATAGCCGTGGTTCTAGGTGGTCTTTATTTTTATTCTAAATATACCAATCCAAAAATGTTTACAAGTTTGCAAGAAGGACTTACTACCATGGATGGAGAATTAAGATGCCCGAATCTACTGATCCAAAAAGGTTCCAAGTTCTTTTTATATAATTCAAACATTGCTGAAGTTCCTGGTGTAAATCCGATTCAATTTAACAATTTAGAGGAATATGTTGAATTTTTGGAATGGCAACGAGGTGCGGGTATAAGATGTCCTGTTTTATATGTTCAAAATACCTATGACGCACAGGGTAACCGTGTATACAAAATTCGTCCTAGCGTTACCGAATTACAAGGAGGGTTACCTCCTACTGTTCCAGTTCCTTTACCGATGAAACTAGTGGATGCATCAAGAAGTGACGCTCCTTATAATAAAAACGGTTATCCAGCATTTGATCAATCGTCTTATTATGTAGGAACAACTACACCATTAGATGTGATGAATAATCAACAAGAAAGTTTATTATTTAGTGATAATGCAATGGATCCAAATTGGGGAGGAGGTGATTATACACAAGCGCTTGTAGATAGTGGTTACTATAAAGGTAATGAAGTGCAAATTGCCATTCCTCCTTAAAATTTAAATAAAAATATTTATCATGTAATTAATCATAAATATTTTTTACTTTTTTACTTTTTTATTTTTTTTAATGGTTGTTTTTTTAATTTTTTGTTTCATCCTTTTTAATGTTTTCTTTTTTTTTCTTTTCCCGCCATTTTTATCAGGAGGTTGAAAGTAAGGGTAATCTTCATCATTTTTTATTTCGCTTTTTGTATTTTCTTCATTTGTATCATTATCTATATCTGTATCTGTAACCATATTTGTATCTTCTTCATTTGCATTCTTATCTGTAACCATATCTGTAACCATATTTGTATCTTCTTCATTTACAACTGGTGAACTAAGAGGAGTTTCTAGATCTGTTTTCTCTGAAAAATATTGGGATTTATTCACTTCAATCGTTTCTTTGAGAGAAGTTAGACAAGGACTTTTTGATGAGTTTTCGTCTGGTATAAAATTCGGATTAAATACCATTGGTATGCATTCATATAATGGTTTTAAAGTTATACTATCTTTATTATAATAATAATTACTTGTAAATAAATCAGAGTTATCTCCACATCTTACAAGTCGTAAAAAGTCTTGCATGTCATCTGTTCCAGGACATGCTAATAATAAATTTTGAAATAAAGAAACGTTTTTATCAAATGTTAATAAAAGCAATCCCAATTCGTATGCATTTAAATCTCCTGTATCATAAACCTTGTTTGGTTTATCTTTTAAAAATCCCCATAAACAAAGTGGTAATAAATCGCCTGATCGCTTTGCAGTTAATGGAAGTAAAAAACGTTGAATTGTCTTTATTAGTTGATCTTTTGTATCAAACTTTGGCTTCTTAACATTTTCTAGAGTTGTTTCATTAAAACTACGTTTATCACCACCTTGTTTACCTCCGAATTCTTTAATAATTGTTTTTTTTAAATTTATTAGATCTTCTGCCGAAGATCCATTTAAATTATCAATTGCAAGATTTGCCATATTATTTACTGAAATTCCTTGGATCTTATCTTGAGATATAAATTGATTGGTTATCTTTAATTTACTATCACCCATTAAATTATTTTTTATTTGTGTTAAAATTAATTTGGCTGAATTTTTATTTTCGTTTATTTTTTCCAAAATTCGATTTTTATAACTTCCTTTTGAGGATAATTCAAGTATTTCGTTAATTTTAGGTGAAATTTCTTGTGAAAATTTATTTTCATACAATTTAATTACTTTTTGGATAAAATCTTTTTCATCTTGTTCTTTCAATTTCAAAGCATCTATTTCTAATACTTTCTTATAAAAATTTTCATATTCTGGATCATTATTTTCATATATTGTAAATTCTTCAATAAAAGACCCTTCTTCCGAATAAAAATTAAAGGTAAATTTTTTTCCCTCATTTAATTCTTCAATAATTTCTTTATAATTATCAAAAGAATCATCTTGCACAATAACACTATTATATACTTTATTTAATTCTTGTGTAGTTTTTGAAAATCCTTCGGATGCCTCGTCCATATCGATGACTCGGTTTTCGACAAGTAAAACGGGTTGACTTCTTAAAATTTCTAAGATCCCTGGACCTACTTTTCCTTTATTCGCATCCGCAAAAAAATAAATCGGATTATTTTCTTTAAATAACAATTTAGCCAACCCAAATTCCATATCTCGTAATTCAATCTCGGATTCTTTTAAAAAATAATTATCTTCTTCTAGCAAATATGGAATGGTAGTTACTGGTAAAGAAGTGGGTTCTAGTGTATAAGATTCATCTTTATATTTATTTAAAAATACAACATACAAAGATGTTACGTAATCTTTGGTATATTTTTTTAAGGTATCTTCAATGACAAAATTAATAATATACCATTCTTTTGATTGTGGTGAAAAATTTTTACAAGCTTTTTCGAATAAATCATGAATATTAATTTTGTTAGTTGCGTCCACGACAACTTCGGTTCGATTAGTAGATGAATTTTTAGATAAATCTAAATTTATTTTGAACTCATTACATAATTCTAACCAACTATCATATAAAGCCTTAAAAATATTCCCATCACTTTTCTTATCATCAATAAAATATAATAAATTGGTTGTTTTATCTTCATCCGATTGATATTTTGAAACCTGGCCAATTTTATTACCTTTACCAGTTCCAGGCATAGAATCATTTTCTAAAGTCATCACGCGGTGAGCAATATCATTTCCATCACCAAGATTTTTTGTTTTTCCAGAACTACCATCTTCGGATTTTAATAAATTCATTGCACCCGCATAAACGTATAAAGTATTTTCAATTAATTTATTTTGATTTTCAACTGTTTCCATGGCAGAAATATTTTTCATGAAATTACCTAAAATATAAATAAATATAAACTCAGATTTTACATTTTTAAAGGTTTCATTTCTACCCATTGTTAAAAAATCATGAAACCCATCTGCTGGAATTTTTGATAAAAATTCAATCGACGTAAAAAGGTTAATATTAAATGTTTTATTTTCCTTATCTTTTTCAACACTCACTTGATTGATCTTTGGCTTATCAACTGATTTTGAATAATTTGTCTTCAAATAATTCGTCATGTTTACCAAAACACTTTGGAAACTCTTGACATCTAATTGTTGAGATGAATCGATTTGACTATATATATAGTCTTTATCCATTTTTGTATTCGATATTGGATTTGTATTACTAATGGTCTTTTTATTTTTATTACTAATTGTCTTTTTATTTTTATTTGATAATTTATTAACTGGTATAGACATAGATACTTTATCAACTGGTATAATCGTTCTACCCGACCTTCTACTCATTCTTATTATTTATATATATTATATATTTATATATAATATATTTATTGTTTCTCATTTATTGCTTGTCGATAAAAGCCATGGTTTCATTTAATGATTTTTTTGCGTTGGATAAAGTATTCATTAAAGCCAATGTTTCCGCGTTTGTTTTTATATCCGCACTTGCATCCACATCCAAAGCAATCTTCAACATTAACATACTTAAATAATCATCCATATTGATAATCACGTTTTCATAATCCGAACGATATTTTGAAATCAACAAACTATCTTGTAATTTCACCGTTTTTGCTTTGATTGCTGCGGCATAATTTGCGGCACTTCCGGCTTCACCATTTGCACCTACTGCTACCGATGCAGTTGTATCCTCTGCGTTTTCTAAACCTTCTCGCAAATGAAAAGTATTCATCATTAAATAAATAATGAAAATAGATACGATTAAAATAGCACCAATTTTTAATAAGTCTTCGTTCATTATATATTATAAAGGATTAAAAATATTTTAATTATCTTTTAAAAATTTAATAATATTTTCTTTCGTCGTTTTACTTATTTTTCTAAATTTATTTTTGCCATCGATTGTTCCTATATGATCTAGACAATTATCTCTTTCTTGAATCGACTGGATAAGTTTAGGCATTGTTTTGAATTCACTAAAAATAGCTTTTGCAATATGAAAACTAACACCAGGAATTTGCGACAACATGATTTCACCAATATTTTCAGCATTGACATTCTCTTTTTTCACTTTTTTTACTACTGCGCTATAATTATTTTCATGAGTTTTACCTTCGTTTTCATGATTTTCAATTTTTGTTAGTTGGTTCATACAATAATATCCAATTCGATTATTATTTTTATTTATTTTATACACCATGTTACAAATCATATATGCAGTCTCATCGATTGAAAAAGATCGCATCGTAGAAAACCCTTTATAATAATGAATCGAACACATGGCGGAATAAATCGTTTGTTTTTCTCTGTGAAATCGAACATCGCCTTCAATAAGATAAATAATACAATGATTAGGACAACTGGATCCTTGTAAACGATACGATTGTTCTTCGTAGCGTCCATCTTTAATACTTGCGACTAAATCATTGACAGTTTTTCTTTCAATAATGATCAATTCTTCTTCATCTTTCATAATAATAACATCTCCAAGAGGTAAGTTTTCGACAATTAACTGGAGTCCTGCGTTTAAAAATGGTTCTCTTTCCAAATATCCTTTCATATATTTAATTAATTCGGTTTCTCTGGAATCGACTTTAATAAACATTAGTTAAAAGTCATAATAAAAGTTTAAGTAATTTTATTATAATCTTTTTACATAAAAATAAAAACAATATATATAAATGGGTCATGTGCGCACAAGTTCTATTTTTTATCGACGCGGAGTTCCGAACAAATATTATTTTTTCGGACAAGCAGTTCTAGGAAATTGGCCAATCATCCAACCACAAAGTTTATTTAATACAAATACCATATCATCCGCTTTTTCGCAAAATATTCGGCGACGTTATTAATTTTTACAAAGTATAAGATTTATACCGTGTAAAAAAAATTTACCTAAATTTAACACAAGGATAACTACGTTTTTACTGCGTTTAACCAAAGGTACTTCGTTTTTACTGCGTTTTTACTGCGTTTAACCCATGTTACCTCCGTGTGTTGCTCTGTATCCGTATTTCTGTGTTTGGATGGTCAAATTAGGTCTGCAAACAAGACCGTATTGAGTATTGGTGGCTCCGATTAAGTTAGGATTACTGTATAAAAACCATCCGACCGATGGCGCAAGACCTCCCTTCTTGACACCACCGCATGTGTTCGTGCGATTGCAAATTGATGCTGCGTTTCGAGCGCTGCGTGACCCACTGTAATACACCATGTTATATAGTAAATAAATATTTTATTTTTCTAAACAAGAGAATAATTAATGATAATATTTAAAAATAAACCCGCCCGCCGTTTTTCTATAATTCCTTAAAACTCCACTAATATTTGATTTGCTTGTATTCACTGTTTTCGCAGCATTTGCGATCGACGGAAACGTTTGGATAAAGTTTAAATCTAAATCATATTGATTTATTTTTCTAGTGAAATTATTTCCTAAACCAGTTGCAAATTTATGAATTTGATTTTCATGATTGGTTACCCATTCTAAATTGTCTAACCGATTATTTGATTTATTTCCATCTTTGTGATTTACTTGTTCCTTGTTTTCTGGATTTTCCAAAAACGTTTGCGCAACTACACGATGTAATCGGCTAGTTACTCCATCGATTGTAACCACAATGTATCCGCCAGGCGTAGGTTTTGGATTTTTAATAATAATTCCCGATGCATTTTTAAATCTTCCTAAAGTAGAAACAAAATAACATTTCTCAGTATTAAGAACGGGTTTCCAAATTTCTTCTTCCAATACTTGTTCTTCTTTTTCAAGTTCCCATAAATAACCATAGGCAGTCTTAGATAATCCTGTTATTACATTACCAATCGCATTTCTTCCATTATGAGTTGTTTTTGTAAGCTCATTTTCATAAGCCCATTGTGCAGCTATTTCAATGGAATTGTATTTCTCCAAAATAGTATTTGTTTCTTTGTCGATTCGAAAGATTGGTTTATTTTTATTTGTTTTAATGATTATTCCTTTGCATCGGTGAATGTTATTTTCTTGTCGACTATTCCATTCTAAATTATCAACATGATTATTATGTTTATTTTTATCTTTATGATTCACGTCACTTTTATTTTCAGGATTCAAAAGAAAAGCTTGTGCAACTAATCGATGAACTTTGAATCCCTTTTTAACCTTGTTTTGTGTCAAGCAAATATTATAATAACCGTCTTTATCGCAAGGTTTCATTCCTTTATTCGTAACAATATTGCGAACATTTCCATAATTGCTTACTTCGTAATTTTCGAAATTTTTCACTGAGCGCCATTCTTCCATAGGTGGTGGTATATATTATATTGGCGCAAAAAGCCTTTAAGTTGTTTTCGTATGAAAATGGTTTATTGAAACAGACTTAAAGAGTTGTTACCATATTACATTACAACATGGCAGAACTAAAAATGTTATTACAAGACGACGATATTATTAAAAGCGAAGAAGGTCTTATTTTCAATCCGTATAATCCACTAAATACCGAGATTACATTGAGCGACGTTCAATCTATTCTCACTAAATATTCTTTACCCAGCAAGATCTTTAATATGGAACTTTATCGTCGCGCCTTTGTGCATCGGTCTTATACGAAACGTCCGAATTGGGAAAATGTTGAACAAAATATTAAAATTCTGGAAAAACCGTTTGATTGTTTACCGTTATCGACCAAATCGAATGAACGCTTGGAATTCTTAGGCGATGGGCTTCTAGAACTCATTACGAAATATTATTTGTATCGCCGTTTTCCAAAAGAAAACGAAGGTTTTATGACGGAGAAAAAGATTGCGATTGTGAAAAATGAAGCGATCGGTAAAATTGCGCTGGAAATGGGACTTCATAAATGGTTGATCCTATCGAAACATGCGGAAGAAAAAAAAATTCGAACCAATTTGAAGAAACTAGGCTGTTTGTTTGAAGCCTTTTTAGGTGCTCTTTTTTTAGATTTTAATAAAATCGTGGTTCATGATGAAGAAGGCTGGTTTAAAAATATCTTTGTGACGGGTCCTGGCTTTCAAATGGCGCAAAAGTTTGTGGAAAATATTTTTGAAAAACATATTGACTGGATTGCATTAATACAAAACGACGACAATTACAAAAATATTTTACAAGTGAAAATACAAAAAGAGTTCAAGGTCACACCACATTATGTCGAAATTGCACATGATCTGGAAGAAGGATATAAAATGGGCGTTTATTTATGTTTGGGTCAATACATTCACCAAGTTGTTCCAGAAGATGCGTTGCATATTCAAAATTTTTCCACATTTAAATCGATTCATGAATATATGGAAATTCATGGTAAAATATTTTTATTTTTAGGGGAGGGACAACATAAAATAAAACGAAAAGCGGAACAAATTGCATGTAATGAAGCATTAAGTCTTTTAAATATTCCTATCACTGATTTATAATTTACACTTGTTTTATTTCATAGTTAAATAAAATAAAATCTTTTTCATAAATTTTATTGATTAATTGAATAGAATCATTATTTAAATAAGATTCATAATTGTCAGTATGATCTTGGACGTTTTTTAATTCGTGAAAATTAAAATCCTTATATCCAATGTTATGCATATCATGTGTCAATATTTCAGTTCGTAAAATAATTAAATTATCAATTATTTTTCCTTCTTCGTTAGTTATAAAAAAATGTTGAGGTTGGTTATGGTTATCATAATTTTTTTTAAATATATATTTACAAATAATCATGTAAACATCATCTGGATGACTATTTTTATCTATTAATTCAAAAAAAAATAAATCACTAATGATTCGATAATATGGATTTCGAACAATGGTAATTATTTTCAAATCATCAAATTGAATTTGATATTTTTCTTTTTCTGAAAATAGTATTTGATAAGGTAAATGTTGTAAAGAACGTAAATACCCATTTGGAGGGATATCAAATAAAGACGAATCATTTAAAGGTATCTTATATTTTTCGGAAAAATATGACTCTAGTGAAGTTCCTCCACTTTTTGGAATATGAATAAATAGTAAATTTATTTCTTCATTATGAAAATAAGGCATATATTATATTACTTTATTAATTTATCATTTCTTAAATACTTTCACCTGTTATTTTATAATCTTTCACAATATTTTTCTTTGATAAATAACTAAAGGCATCTGTTAGATATTTTTTCATGGATTCTCTATTTTTATTGGGTCCTGAAAAACTAACCATTTTACTATATTTACCATCTTTTTTGTTTACACTTGTTTTCTTTTTAACTGACCATCCAGTAGGTAAACTATTATAAGACCATTTTTTACCCTTTACACTTCCATGACTGTAGTAAACATAAAGAGGTCGTTTCTTTTCTTCTTTATTTTTTTTTGTTTTGTTCTTACGAACTTTGATTGCATCCATCGATAAAGAAGCACTTTTTTTCGATTTTGCACTTGAATTTCGAATGGACCTTGATTTTGACCGAGATGCTGAATTAGAACTAGAACCATTTTTATTTTTTTTGGTCATATGATCATAAATTAAATAAACGCCACCAATAGCAAGAGCTGGAAGAATTAAACCACTCATTTATATAATAATAGAATATTATAATATTTTTTAGAACAAATAACAAAAAAATTGAATTTAAAAATAACTAGTGTAAGATAGATATCTCATATAACCATGGAAAAAGTGTTTCGACTTTTCGATTTCAATATTAATAATCCTAGTTTGGAAGAAGATGTTTTCAACATTCAAATGTTTGGAAAAGATAGTGAAGGGAAAACTTGTTCCATCTTTGTTCAAGAATATAAACCATTCTTTTACGTGAAAGTAGATGACACTTGGGAAACGACTTTAAAAACATCTTTTTTGAATCATTTGAAAACCAAAGTAGGTAAAAACTATGAAAAAGCAATTGTAGAATGTAAATTTGTAAAACGACAAAAATTGTATGGTTTTGATGGAGGAAAAAAGTATAATTTTATTATGCTAAAGTTTGCAAATATGAATGTTTTTAACAAAGTAAAAAATTTATGGTATACCAATGAAGTGAACCGAGAAGGTGTGTCTGAACGTAAACTCTTGAAAAGTGGTTATTACTTTAAAGAAACTTATTTGGAGTTATACGAAGCAAACATTCCACCTTTATTACGTTTCTTCCATATTCAAGAAGTTAGTCCTTCGGGATGGATTGCATTACCTAACTCAAAAACGACTGAAATTACGCATTCAAATAAAACAACTACATGTGATTATGAATTCATGATTAATTATAATAATATCATACCATTGAATGATAAGGAGTTAAGAGTTCCTTATAAAATAATGAGTTTTGATATTGAAGCCAGTAGTAGTCATGGTGATTTTCCAGTTCCTATTAAATCTTATAAAAAATTAGCTACCAATGTTGTAGATTATTTCAATAAACATAATATAAATCCAAATCCAAATGACGTAAAAAATACATTAACTTTGATAATTAAAGGTGCCTTTGGGTTTACAAAAGTCGATTCCATTGATTTGGTTTATCCCAAAGAACCTATTACCACTTTACAAGAGCTAGAAAAAAAAATAAATATTTGGTTGAATACCTTGGTAAGAGATTATAGCAATTCCAATGAACATTCCATTGAATCTATTTTTGAGAATTATCATAAAGAAAATAGTGGTCCTGACCCAGAAGATGATAAGGGAGAAAATAATGATAGTGATGATGAAGATCAAGATCGAGAGAAAGAAATTGTTTCAACTCCTTATAAAAAAATATTAAAAGAAACCTATAAAAAAGTCGATACAAAAACAATTGTTGATATTTTAACTGATAGTAAATTAGATCGTGAAAATAAATTAAATGAACTCATTTTATCTTTGAGAACTTGTTTTCCTGCGTTAGAAGGTGATAAAGTAACATTTATCGGATCCACCATGCTGCATTATGGCGAAGCAGAACCTTATTTGAATCATTGTATTGTATTAAATAGTTGTGATGAAATGCCAATACCAAATTCTCAAATCGAAAGTTATCAAACTGAAACCGAAGTGCTTCTTGCATGGAAAAATTTAGTTCAAAGAGAAGATCCAGATATTATTATTGGATACAATATTTTTAGTTTTGATTATGAGTTCATGTTTCGAAGAGCTCAAGAATGTGATTGTGTGGAAGATTTTTTGAAATTATCCCGTAATCAAGACGAAATATGCGCAACCATTGATCGTGAAACAAAAGATTGGGCCATTGAGAAAAGTAGTATTACGGTGGCAACTGGAACCTATGATTTATCTCTTATTAAAATGACTGGACGATTACAAATTGACATGTATAATTGGTTTAGAAAAACAGAAATTCTATCTTCCTATAAATTGGATTATGTAGGTGGATATTTTATTGGAGATGACGTGAAAGAAATTGAACTCTTTGAACAAGATGGTGAAAAATTTAGTAAAATTAAAACAGCAAATATGACAGGTTTACAAGAACAAAGTTATATTCATTTTGAAGAAATCAACCACTCAAGTGATTATTATAAAGACGGACAAAAATTCAAAGTATATCAAGTCAATCGCTTAGAAAAATGGTTTTCCATTTATGGTCATGAAAATCCACAAGCAAAAAAGGTAAAATGGGGATTAGCCAAAGATGATGTCACTCCCAAAGATATTTTTAGAATGACAAATGAAGGCCCAGCTGCACGATCAGTGATTGCCAAATACTGTATTCAGGATTGTAACTTGGTTCATTATCTCATGAACAAAGTGGACGTATTAACTGATTTAATCGAAATGTCGAAATTATGTAGTATACCGATGAGTTTCCTTATCTTTCGTGGGCAAGGAATCAAGTTAACTAGTTATGTTGCTAAAAAATGTCGTAAAAAGGGCGTATTAATGCCAGTCATTGAGAAAGGTGATAAAGATGAAGGTTATGAAGGAGCCATTGTCCTAGAACCAAAATGTGGTCTTTATTTGGATCGCCCTATTGCGGTAGGAGATTTTGCGTCGTTATATCCGTCCTCCATGTTATCTGAAAATTTATGTCCTAGCAGTAAAGTATGGACAAAAATATATAATTTAAAAAATGAATTGGTTTTGGAAACTGGTGAAAAAAATGAAAAAGACGAATATTTATACGATCATTTACCGAATTATGAATATGTTGATGTTACCTTTGATACATTCAAATATGTAAGAAAAAATCCAAAAGCACGAGCTGAAAAAATAAAATCTGGATACAAAGTTTGCCGCTTTGCGCAGTTCAAAGAAGGAAAGGCGATTATGCCTTCTATTTTGGAAGAATTGTTAAAAGCGCGTAAAGATACGAGAAAATTAATTCCTTCTCAGTCAGATGAATTTATGAAAAACGTATTGGATAAAAGACAACTAGCTTATAAAGTAACTGCCAATTCACTGTATGGTCAACTTGGAGCCAAAACAAGCACTTTTTACGAACCAGATATTGCTGCATCCACGACAGCAACAGGTCGTTTATTACTCACCTATGCAAAGAAAGTGGTGGAAGATTGTTACCAAAACATTGAGGTCACTACAAAATCAGGTGAAATTGTTTTGACGCAAGCGGAATGTGTATATGGAGATAGTGTTGCAAACTATACACCTGTTTATGTATCCACTTTTAGAAAAAGTGGAGAAAAAGATGAAGAATATAGAAATATTGAGATTTTAACAATAGAGCAGCTAGCTGAAAAATATGGCAATAATCAATGGATCAATTGTGTAGAACCAGGAAAACAAGAAAAAGAATTTTGTGAATTATCCAATGTAGAAACTTGGACGGATAAAGGATGGACGCGTTTATTTCGAGTGATTCGTCATAAATTAGCTTCTCATAAAAAAATGGTAAGAGTTTTAACTCATACAGGTGTTGTGGATGTTACAGATGATCATTCTTTATTACTTTGTGACGGAAAAGAAATATCACCCAAAGATGTAGTAGTCGGAACAGAATTACTACATCATCAACTACCTGAATCAACATCAGCTAATATTATATTTACAGAAGAAGAGTCAAAAATTATGGGATTCTTCCTAGGAGATGGAAGTTGTGGAGAATATTTTTGTAAGTCAGGTAAAAAAAGTTCATGGGCATTAAATAATTCATGTCCTTCTATTTTAAATAAATATTTAGAATTATGTAAAATTGCTTATCCAACATTTGAATGGAGGATTATGGATACCATAGAGAGTTCAGGAGTTTACAAAATAGCACCTAAATGTAGAACTCATGGTTCTATTGTAAATTTTGTAAGTTACTATCGTAATTTAATGTATTCAAATAAATCAAAAATTATTCCACATGAAATCATTAATTCAAATGAAAAAATAAGACAAGCATTTTTAGAAGGATTGTATGATGCGGATGGTGATAAAGATATTAGAGGATATGTGCGAATTGATCAAAAAAATCAAATTACTGCTTCTCATATTGCTTGGTTAGCAAATAGTTTAGGATGGAAAACATCCATTAATACACGAAGTGATAAATTACATATTTATAGAATTACTATGACAAAAAATTCACAAAGAAAAAATCAAAATGCTATTAAAAAACTATATGAAATTCCTTATCAAGGTTATGTATACGATTTAACAACTGACAATCATCATTTTGCAGCAGGTGTTGGTAATATGATTGTTCATAATACCGACTCTGTATTCTTTACATTTAATTTAAAAGACAACACGACCATGCAGCCAATTGTTGGAAAAAAAGCATTGGAATTTTCCATTGAAATTGCAAAAGATTCATGTCATCTTGTTTCCAGTTTCTTAAAAGCACCACATGATTTCGAGTATGAAAAAACGTTTATGCCGTTTTGTCTCTTATCAAAAAAAAGATACGTTGGTATTCTTTACGAACACGATCCAAACAAAGGAAAGCGAAAAGAAATGGGAATTGTGTTAAAACGACGTGATAATGCGCCTATTGTAAAAGATATTTATGGAGGTGTCATTGATATTTTAATGAAAGAACAAGATCTGAAAAAGGCATTGTCTTATGTGGAGAAATGTTTACAAGAATTAGTGGAAGGAAAGGTTCCTGTAGAAAAGCTCATTATTACCAAATCATTACGATCTTTCTATAAAAAACCACAACAAATTGCACATAAAGTTCTTGCAGATCGTATTGCAGCACGCGATCCAGGAAATAAACCTAGTTCGGGAGACAGAATCCCGTTTGTCTATGTCGTTCATAAAAATAAAAAAGCCTTACAAGGAGAAAAAATAGAAACACCAACGTTCATTAAAGAAACGGGATTACAAATTGATTATTCATTTTATATAAGTAATCAAATTATGAAACCACTATTGCAGTTATTTGGATTAGTCTTGGAAGATATTTGGAAAATGCAAAATAAAACAAGTAAGATCTCAAAATTCAAAAGAGAAATCGAAACGTTAAAAAATACAGAAGAAAAATGGGAAGATAAAATAACAAAGCTAAAAGACAAAGAAGTCAAAATCCTCATTTTTGATAAGTTTTTGAGAGAAACGAATAATAACAAAGAGAGAAATCAAAGTTTGGTGAATTTCTTTGGTAAAAAATAAAAAAGAATGAAAATATTTAAAAAATAAAAATATATTTAATTTTTATTTTTTCAATTATAATTTTTTTAACGAGATGCTACTAAAGGCTTAGCATTGCGCAAACTATGTGAACGAGTATAATAAGAAGAATTAACAATCTTTTTTTGTTGTTTTTGTATTTCTGAAGCAACAAGGGCAGAAACAGAATATCCGCGAGCGGACTCCCAGTTTTCAATAAATCTTTCGCTTTCTAGACGAAATAAAATGGCTTCTACCGTTCTTTGATGTTTTTCTGAGATTTGATAAACATTCCATTCTAATAATTCGTATTCGCGTTGTAATGATAAAATTTCATTAATACTCCATCTTTTTCCTGATCGTAAACTCATGTTATAAGTTATAATGATAATATTTCTTTAAATCGTTTTAAATAATATTTAAATGTTATCACCAGGGTAATGTAAAATCGTTTCAAAAAATAATGAATTATTAGATGCATCAAAATAAACACGACTACTTTCTATATCATCTTGAATAATATGTAATAGCTGTTCCGTAATGCGTTCGAGTGTATTACTTTGGATAATTCGATCTTCTTCACGTTCTTTCTCTTCTTCTTGCTCTTTTTCTTCTTCTTGTATATTCGTGATATAATTTCGTATATCATATCTACATACAGGACAACGAACATTACCAGAAAACCAGTTATTTAATTGTTCTGTATTGAAAATATGCCCACAAAACAGGATTTGTGTTACAAGGTCTTCTCCTGTAAATCGTTCTAAACTAATTGGACAACTTTCATTTAAAGGATTATCAATCGTATCAAAACGAATTAATCGTGTTGCTCGCAAAATTTGTTGTGCACTAGGAAAAACAGGAACATCTGTTAAAAAAGTAAACATAGTATCTACTGGATTATTTTCATTATGACGGTTTGTATAATTTATATTCGTATTAATAACAGGAACAGGAACACTATTTCTTAAAGGCTGTATGAAATGGTTATGAGAACCTGGACCTAGGTGACGATTCTGGTTATAGTTATTATTCTGATTACGATTACGTATATTTCTTGAATAACGATTATAACTACTGTTATTATAGTTACTGTTACTGTTACTATAATTACTGTTATTATTATTAGACCCAGTAAAATAAAGCCGATTAATATTTTCATTAATTTGATCTAAATTTCGATATAATTGTTGAATCCGATTTGTCGTTTCATTATACTGGTCCATATAAAAATGTAACATTTGAGTATCGTTTAAAGGAATATTTCTAGGATAAGACATTATAAGATAATAATATAATAAATATTATTATAAAATATGTTTAAACACATTATTTGTAATAATATTATATCAATAAAATGAATTTTGAACCATACAAAGATAAAGGGTTAAGCGGATTAACAAATTTGGGAAATACATGTTTTATAAACTCTTGTATGCAAGTTTTGTCTCATACCTATGAATTAAATAATTTTTTAAATAATGAAGATTATAAAAAACGTTTAAATAAAAAATATGATTCGATTCTTTTGTTAGAATGGGATAATTTAAGAAAGGTAATGTGGAGTGAAAATTGTATTATTTCGCCTAATAAATTTTTAAAGTCAATACAACAAATAGCTTCTTTTAAAAACTTAGACATGTTTACAGGTTTTCAACAAAATGATTTGCCTGAATTTCTCATTTTTATTATTGACTGTTTTCATAATTCATTGTCTAGAAAAGTAGAAATGGATATTATAGGAACTGAAATAACACAACAAGATAAAATGGCAGTGAAATGTTTTCAAACTATTAAACAAATGTATACCAATGATTATTCTGAAATTTGGAATATGTTTTACGGCATTCAAATTTCACAGCTAATTTCTAGTTCTAGTAATGAAGTAATAAGTATTTGTCCAGAACCTTATTTTATACTTAATTTATCCATTCCTCCAGATAATAAGAGTCCAAATTTGTTAGATTGTTTTGATTTATATACTCAAGGGGAAGTTTTAGATGGAGAAAACATGATCTTTAATGAAACTACTGGTTGTAAAGAATCCGCAAAAAAAAATCTAACATTCTGGAGTTTTCCAACAATTTTAGTGATTGATTTAAAACGTTTTAATAATCAAAACCGAAAAAATCAAAATCTAATAACCTTTCCTTTGGAAAATTTAGATTTATCCAAATATGTTAGTGGTTACAATAAAGATAAATATGTATATGATTTATATGCGGTATGCAATCATAGTGGAAATGTATTAGGAGGTCATTATACATCTTTTGTAAAAAATGCGAATGGAAAATGGTATCATTATAATGACACTAGTGTTAGTGAAATCGGTATGGAAACGCAAATTATTACACCCAAAGCATATTGTTTTTTTTATCGAAAAAGATCTTAACTATCTTTAAAATATCATTGATTGTTTTCTTTTTATTTCTATTTTTATCTTAATAAATATTTAAAAACTTAATAATATATAATATGTCCGAAGATAATAATTCAAACGATGGAGGCACGAATCCAGAAGTTACAAGTATTTATGATAATGTAAATAATATTTTAATGAACCCGAGTATTATTATTATTTTAGTAGTAGTTGTTTTAATTTATTTAGCTTTATTTATGTCTTTAGGATCTGCCAATAATGATAATAGTAATAATAATGATTCATCAACCAGCCCAGCTGCATCCAAAGCAATTATGATTATCATGGTAGGTGTTTTTATTATTCTTGCAATAATTAACGGTTTACAATATTTCTTTGGTGTAGATATTATTGCAAGTATTGAAAATATATTTTCAGGAGAACCCGAAGTTGATATTACAGTAGATAATAGCCGTTTTAATTCTACATCTGCTCCAGTTCCTGAAATTAAATTGAGAAAGCAAGTATTTAATATTCCAGGTAATAATTATGTTTATCCTGATGCTAAAAGCTTATGCAGTGCTTACGGTGCGGAATTAGCGTCGTATAAACAAGTAGAAGAGGCATATAATAAAGGAGCAGAATGGTGCAATTACGGATGGTCAGATGGTCAAATGGCTCTTTTTCCAACCCAACAATCTACGTATGACGAATTACAAAAAATCGAAGGACATGAAAACGACTGTGGTCGTCCAGGTATAAATGGAGGATATATGGCAAACCCAGCATTGAGATTTGGAGTAAATTGTTATGGATATAAACCTCGAATGACTTCAGAAGAAGAAGATTTAATGGAAATAACTCCACATTATCCAAAAACATTGAAAGATATTGCGATGGAACAACGGGTTGACTATTGGAAAAATAAATTAACCGATATATTGGTTTCTCCTTTTAATTACAAAAGTTGGAGTAAACTATAACAAAACAAATAAACAAAGATTATCACAATAAGTAATTGAAACGACAAAATTAAAATTCTAATAATTTTTACAATAAAAATCCATTCTTCCATAATCGACGAAGGAAGGTCATCGTCGTCATGATTCATTGAATCAGGTATATATTTTCTACAAATAGGACAACTTTGGTGTTGTTGAAACCATTTTTCAACGCATGATAAATGACAAATTACATTACAATGACATGTTGATCGAAAATGTTTTATATCTTTAAATTGAGTAAGAGTTTCGAATGATCCATTTTCCCAACAAATAATACACGTTTTATCACTATATTGATCAGTATATTCATCATTATCATAAGGATCAAATGTTGGAAAATACATTTTTATTTTATATAACACTATATTAACTTATATAAAATACTTTTTAATTTTTAATTTTTATCTTTATTCTTATGAGATTTTTTATTATTTTTTTTCAAAAAGTCGCTTTTATGTTTTTTAGATTGAACTTTTGGTTTTTTAACCGAGACTTCTACAAATGCTAACAAACGTTCATGAATATCATCCGATAAAGGCTCTACGTGTTGAAATTCACATGAATCGATTATAGGTGTTCGTTCATTCATATAAAATAAACCTGCAGGAACTGCTAAGTTATCAAAAATAGATGATACTTTGTCGTCTTCTTTATCTTTGAAACCACCTTTATAATGATAGGTAGTCATCGGAGAAACCCCATTTTTCAACATGATTGAATCAATTAAATATCCTCCACTCATGATTTGTCCATTATTTGTGTCTTTATAAAATATTAAATCTTCTCCTGAAAAATGAGACATATACAATTAATAAATATTAATTAATTGAATTATAATCGCTTTTTTTCTTTTTTACTGTTTACTCTTTATATTTTTTTACAAAACTTTAACACACATACTATACCATAAACGGTTACTAAAATACAATAAAAAAGTATTCATTACCATCATTATCAAATGTAATATAATATTGTAATTCATCTTTTTACGAAATGAAAATAAAGTTATTAATGCAATCATCATAAAAATAATCATCAAAATAAAACTCATAACTGAAAAAAAGTAAAAATATTTACAATATTCTTTACTTACTAAAGGTGAAAAGAAGTCAAGCATAATTATAATATAATAAAATATATAAAATAAATAAAATTAGGATAACCAGGATCGGTTTAAAATCTCTTGATTTCTAAGTGTGTTTTTATTTCCCTTTTATTTTTAATATAAGTCAAAATCTGATTTCTCTGCGTTTCATTTGAAATAATATCTTTTAAACATGCGTCTAAATATTTAAAAGTAATAGGTTGCTGTGTTTTTGTTTGAACAAATTTTATTTTTCCATCATCGATTGGAATTGAATTTTGAGTTAATTGTTTGACTTGAACATGATTTATTATTTCTTGACTTAAATTTTGTTTGACATCTCTTAATTCTTTCAATTTATCGTTGACTAGTTTCATTTGATTATCAACATGAACCCATTGTTGAATTTGTTTTTCAAAACTCATTATATTATATAGTTTATAATGAATTTATAATAAAATATTATCTTTATTGTTCTATTAGCGTCTTCTTGTTCTACGAGTCTTACGAGTCTTACGACCTTTGGATTTTCTCTTACCAAATGCATTTTGAACACCTAACAAAGTAAAAGGAACAATGGCGCTTCCTAAAGCAGCACCCCAGTTTCCACCCTTTTTAGATCTACTACGCTTACTACGCTTACTACGTCTTTTACCTGCTCGTTGAATAAGCGATAAATCTTTTGAAGTAGGAAAAGATTGATTATTTTGAAAATTTGGTTTTCCTATAGGCTCAATGTCATTAGATTGTTGACTACCTAGATTTTGTCCAGGCTGTAAAGTAAGTGCATTTTGAAATTGTGTCCATCCATTTCCTACTTGATCATAAACATAACCCCATGCAGAAGCAGAACCTCCTTTTTTTGATTGGGATCTCGATCTTTTTTTTGTTTTAACCATTATATATTTAAATAAGAAAAAAGAAAAAAAGAAAAGGAAATTCAAAAGAGTTTCGTTATTACACTTTTATTACGCAATAATAAGATTAATAAAATCAAAATTGCTAAAATTAAAATAAAAATTAAAAAAACTAACAAAATAATCACATAAATATAAGGATAAATTTCATACAAAATGAGATCGGTTACAGGAGAAAATAAAAATTTAATTTCATTTCGAACATCATCGGTTTTTAATATGTCTAAACATTGTTTAATAAGAGAATCTTTCATAGTTAACTTATAAATAATCTTTATAAAAATAAATGTCATTTTATGCGTGTTAATAATATTAAAATTTTCTCTTATTCCAGTAATGGAAAATATCATTGAACCCACCATTGATTTTGATTTTTCGAAACTCTATTTAGCAGCTCCAAGTTCTTTAACAGGAGGCGCATATTTTACTCGTATTTTTTTAAATAATAAACCATTATACATTCAAACACCAAAATGTTTAACAAAACAAGGGTTTATCAAAAGTGGTAAAAAAATATATACTGATCTGATGTTTGATAATAATGATACCCTATTGATTCAATGGCTAGAGAATTTAGAAACAAAATGCCAAGAGTTAATTTATGAAAAAGGAACACAGTGGTTTGAAACTACTTTAGAAAAATCGGATATTGAGACTACATTTACATCTCCTATCAAAATTTTTAAATCAGGAAAATTTTATTTATTGCGCGTCAATGTAAAACCAAACATTAAAATATACAATGAATTAGATGAAGTGATTACTTTAGAAAACATAAATCAAGATATGCATATTATTTCTATTTTAGAAATTCAAGGAATAAAGTTTACATCTAGAAACTTTCAAATGGAAATTGAAGTTAAACAGTCGATGGTGGTTAGTCAAGATCCTTTTTTAGACGAATGTTTTATAAAAAAACCAATCCTTCGAAATTATCCAAATCCAAAAGAAAACCAATCCGTTATTGCTAATCATTCGAATGCCTTTAGTAATATTTTAAACAATGAAAGTAAAATGGTATTGGAACCTATTGTAAGTAATAATTTGAAAAATGAATTAAAAGAAGAACCTGTTTTTACTTCTAATTTTGATTCTTTGAATCATTTAGATATAAAAACAGATGATCTAACCGAAATTCAATTTGAAGACTTGGACAATAATATGGAAACTATTTCTTTGAAAAAACCCAATGAAGTTTATTATAAAATATATAAAGCAGCTCGTGAAAAAGCCAAACAAGCAAAGAAAGAAGCTATTCTAGCATATTTGGAAGCCAAAAATATTAAAAAAACATATATGCTTGATGACATTGAAGATAGTGATAGTGACTTAGAAAATGCATCTGAAATATCTGAAAATGAAGAGTTTAGTTAATAATAGGAAAGTTTAGAATAATTCAGTTTCTTTTAATTAGTATTTTAAAAAATATTTTATCATTAATTTTATATAATGAGTGCTTCTTTAAAAAAACTCTGGAATGATTATGGAATTGGTGCCATCGTAATTTTTATAATCGTATTGTATATTTTATCTATGTTGTATAAATATTTTGCAACAAAAGGCAGATATGGTTCCGAACAAATGTCTAGGAATAACAATTCCGCATACGGACCATCGAATAAACAACCCAATCGAAGTGTTCAGCCTTCAGAACCTTTAGGTCAAAATGAAGTGTTTGCTTCAGTAAATTCTAATTCTGCATCTGGACAGGGAATACCAAGCGCATGTAATAAGCCAAATATTCAAAATCCATCCGACTTATTACCAAAAGATAAAAATAGTCAATGGGCACAATTAAATCCAGCAGGAAAAGGTGATCTTGCAAATATTAATTTATTAAAAGCTGGTTACCATATTGGTATTGATACCATTGGTCAAACCTTAAGAAATGCCAACTTGCAAATTCGTTCTGAACCACCAAACCCACAAATCAATGTAGGTCCATGGAATTTAAGCACCATTGAACCTGATTTCATGCGCCCTCCTCTTGAATTAGGTCAAGGAACTCAATAATAAATAGACTTCTTTGTTTATCTTATCTTATCATGTTAACAAAATCATAATTTTCGAATAATATATATTATCTTACTTATATAATATATGTTTTCTTATAAAAAAAATATATTTTTTTACATAATGTTGGCATTTATACTCATCATTTGTTTAAAGATCTATTATGATTCGGATGCGTTTAATTTAAAATGTATTATATCAAACGTAGATGGTCACACCTATTGTGTTCGTGAACGAGCCAAATTAGAATTAGCATCTGATTTATTAGCCAAGGTCACGAAAAAATGTAAAGATCTAGTCAATTATGTGGATAAAAAATATCCCGATGACGAAGATGTCCAAAGGTTAAAAAAGAATTTTAATCCAACACGAATTAGTGAAACTTTACCGACAAGTGAACATACGGCTTATAGTGAAAATAAAGGAGAAAAAATAGCCTTTTGTTTAAATACTACCAAAGAAGGAAATAAATTAATTGATTTGAATACATTAACGTTCGTCGCAATACATGAATTATCACACGTGATGACAAAAGTAGAAGGTCACAAACAAATTTTTTGGCAAAATTTTAAATTTTTGTTAGAAAATGCCAAAGAAGCCAAGATATATGAACCAGTAGATTATAAAAAGAATCCAGAAAATTATTGTGGAATGCAAATTACAGATAATCCATATTTTGATTTAAAATAAAATTATTTATCGAATGAACCAGTATAAAATAATCACATATTTATATATATGTCATCATTTCCTATGTTTAAAATAAATTACTTAATTGATAAAAATACAATCAATAAAATTGTAGTCTTTTATGGACTTCATTTAGACGTCGAAGATCCAAATCAATTATTTGCAACAGATCCTTTAAATCCTGCTTTTAAAAATGTATTTAATCAAAAAGAACTGAATGAAATTTCCGAAAAAGGAATCGAAGTCGTTTTCTTGAAAGAATCGATTTACATCGACGATAATATTGGTGTAATAAAATTAAAAATTATTCAGGCCTTTGGAAAGACTTTTTCAGAAGAAGAAATTTATTTGTATTGTTTGAAAAAAGAAGAATTAAATCCAATTGCTATTTATCAAAGCTTAACATTAAATGATAAAATTCAACTTACACGAATTCGTATTGATCAATTATTATTAAATATTCGAGATGAAGATGGTTTGATTGTAGAATTCCAAGACAAAAAAGATAAATATACCTTTGATGATATTTTAAAACTTAATTTCAGTGATCAACACTTTTTATTGACAAAAATATTAGGACAAAAGATTGTTATTGGATCCAATGAATATCCTTTTATTGCGGATCCATTTTATATTACAGAATACGATACTTTGTTAGAACGTTCTAGAAAGGAGATGACCACATTAAATAATGCGTTATTACTAGATAGTGGAATCATTTACGATAATAATATTTATTTGTGTTTAGCTGAAAATGTATTTCAATATTGTGAAAAAAATAACCTTTCTTCTGAATATACGAGTAAGATTTATTATCCTTTTTTATATCGTTTAAATATTAATAATTTACAAGATTTGGACAACAATAAACGAAAACTCATTGACCAGTCGATCTATAAAATAGATAAATCTATGCCATATTTTGAAAACATAAATATGTTTTATGACGTATATAAATTAAAAGAACCTACAAATGTTTTTAGTTTAAATGAAAAATATTGCGGTATCAAAAATATCAAAGTAACCATCCATCCAGAATATAAAGTAAAAATTCCGATTGATATTATTTTTAAACTTATTCATAGTAGTAAAGATTTTCCTTTGTTAAAATACAATCCGACTACTCGTCAAGAAAATATATATCGTCTTTATGCTCCTAAGTTAACGGTAGATGGAAGAAAGATCCCTTATTTACCTAAAGCGAACATTTTTAAATTAACTAAAAATATCGGAAAAACAAAATCCGTATCTGTTTTTACTACGATCAAATATCAAAATCAAGAATATAATTTTATCTGTGAATTCGAAGAAAATGGATCCATTAGCATTTATTCCTATCATGATTTTGATAATGTTATACAGATCAATGATCATTTTGATACCATTAATCATATTATTTCGGAATCAGTGAATCCATTAATTGATCAAATTCGTCCATTTTTCGAACAAAGTGGATATAAAATGAATCATTTTCATGCAATTACAGATAATAACATAGAAATTAGAGACCTGAAATTTCAAACATTATATAATATTACAAAAGCTATTAAAATTGAAAATATTCGTGGTTGTATTAGTAATATTTTTAATATTGAATCTTACAAGTCGGGAAAAGAAATCGAAATGCGATATAAACGTGTTTCGAATTTTAATAAACATGATAGTTTGGAAGCATTTATTATTGAACAACAAAAGAAAGGTCTTCCAAATGATGAGATTGTTGAAGAAATTATTAAAAACTATGAAGACATGAATGAAGACAAAGCATATGAAATGATTGATAAATTAATTAATGAATTACAAGTTACAAGAGGTGCGAATAAAAGAAGAGCGATTGAAATTAAGATCAATCCTGGGTTTAAAACTATTTTTTCTTTAAATCCGATCATTAGTGAATTAACGATTATTATGGATAGTATTAATGATTTATCTTATTTACATACCATTCCAGTATATTTAGACACGATGATACGTATTACTCAAGATATAAATAGCACACGTTATAGTGTTCAAAATATTCAACAACTATGTTCGGGTAAAGAAATACAAGACATTCATTTTCATGATCTTACTTCTGTTTCAGAAGAGGCTTTTCCTAGTAACGAATTACCAGTTATTGAAAATGATAATATTAATTATCCTGAAACATATGAAGATGCGGAACACATGAATGATTTGTTAGATATTTTAGGTTATTCCATGGAAGGAGGATCAAAAGAAAATGAAAACGATTCATCTTCTTCGTCGGCTTCTGTATCTAGTGAAGACTTTTCAAAATCATCTTCTATTGCTTCCGATATACAAGGATCAATAGGATCTTTTGACAGTAGTAGTAGCAGCAGTAGTTCCGATGAAATGTATATTATTCCAAAAATACCTTCTTTAGAATCAAATCAAATATCTCTTATTTCTCCTTCCGTAAAAATTCCAGTTCCTTTACTGGAGACTCAAGAAAGGTCAGAACCAGTAGCCATAGAATCAGAATCTGTAAAACCAATATCTATTGAATCAGAATCAGAATCTGTAAAACCAGTAGTTATAGAAACAGAATCTGTAAAACCAATATCTATTGAATCTCAGTCTGAAACCAAACCTGTATTGATTGAATTGGAACCTGAAGTAAAGAAACCTCTAACAAAAGTAGGAAATGAAAAATTAAAACAAGTAAAAGAAAATCTGGAAAATACCGTAAAAAATATTGAAGGTTTAAAATTGAATAATCCTTATTTATTCCAAGAACGTTTAGAACAAAGAGATCCAAACTTATTCCTTACTTTAC